CTGCCACGCATAGCAACTATGCACATATTGTCTTTATGACTGCCTATGCCTTTATAATATCGTGATGTCACTGTACTTGCAGTAGGTGTATTAATGTCACATATTTCCGCATTATCTAAGCTGTCTAAGTGTCCGTTAGGCATTTTATCTAATTTGCATGGAATTTGCTCTTCAAGAATTTTCGGCTCTTGATTTCCGCCTTGCATTGTGCTCAATGTTGGACTACACCCCCCACGTCATAAATTCTGTTGGTGCTCTCAAATTTTGATTCAAGAGAACCTATTACATTTACATCTGCCATTACTTCAATCACTCCACTACTTGTTTTATTGGCTCTTAGGGTAGGACAAATACCCCCCCTAAGTACCTTTTCACCACCGAATTTTTCACTTTCAAAAAGCACTATTCCGATAGCATCTGTTAGTTTTTCCATTCAATTACTCCATTACTTCCATAGTTATCAAGGCCTTTATAATCTCTTGCCCTAAGAGTTACGGCTACATCAATCGGTTTATCTGCTTTCTCTCCCATATCCTTTAACAACCAAGTTTCCATCTGACCGCAAGTTTGATATTCCGCAGTCATATCTTGCCTTGATACAGTTTGCAACTTCTCTCTGCTGTGGCTTATTGATTGTTCCGTCAACGCAAGTCTGTCTGCCTGTCTGTCTGTCTGTCTGTCTGTCAAGATTGTGTTGTGGCAATGTGCCGTTGTCAATAAGCTGTTTTATCAGCTTGTCAGCCTTTTCATTGTTGATGTAATACTTTTCATCTACATTATCCTCAAGATAGTCTTTCAACTTCTTTTTGAGTGGTATAGGCTGTGGAAAATCATATGAGTAATTGCCAAGGAACGAAAACATAAAGCATCTATTTCTATTCTGCGCCACTCCATAATTTTTAGCATTCAAATCTTGCCAATAATTTGTGTACCCTAAACTTTCCAGGAAACCCAACCACTTCTCAAAATCATTGATGTTTTTCTTGCCGTGTACTTGTGACACGTTCTCCATGAACAAAATCTGTGGTAATTCTCCGTTACTATCTCTAATTTCTGTTAGTATTCTCTCAACTTCCCACAACAGACCGCTTCTTGTACCACTTCCCTTAGACATTCCAGCTTGTTTCCCGGCAACTGATAAATCCGTGCAAGGAAACGAGTAAGTAAGTAGGTAAGTAAAGGTTTCTGTGCCGCAAATATTCAAATCTTCTGCATGAACCTTTGTTATGTCCATTGTGGGGAAATCCGTACCATGTACTGCGTTATAGCTTGCAATAGCGTACTTATCAAACTCAACAACTCTGTAATGTTCAAACTTAGCGCCTATTCTCTTTAGTGCCATTGCCTGACTGCCGTAGCCGGCGAAAAGTTCTATTAAGCGAATAGGCTTTGTTATGCTAATTGGTTCTCTTGTGAAGTCAAATATGCTCATTTGATTATCACAAGAATAATTTTCAAAATTCATAAAATCTACCAAAAGGAAACCTCGGTTTTATGTGCGCACAACCTATTCCTTTCTTTGATTTTTAGTTAGTTATCTTCTTTTCTCTTAAAATCCTCGCAAGGCACATCAAGCAAGCAACCGCATTTTTCGGTTTCCATTCCTCCCCAATATGTCTTATATCTGTAAGAGTTTTCGCATTTAAAGCAGAAATCCTTGCCATTGTTCAATTTGCAACTTGTCTTTTTATCTTCCAGCTTTTTCCCGATACTCTCGTTTATCCTTTTGAGTTCCTCGACATTTTTCTGCGATTCCTCAAGATCTTCAATAAGTTTATTATATTTTTTCTTACTTAAAATTTTCATTCTGAATTACCCTTTCTTTTTAGGCTAAATAATAGCCCTTACTTTTAGCTTCTGCATAATCATCTTCTGAAAGCAAAACTTCTTTCTGTATCTCTTTGTTACCATAGCAATCAACATCACATACAACCTTGAAAAGCAACATTCCATTCTTTTCAATCGGTTCTTCGTGAGTTATATTTGTTACATAGTGTTCAAGTAAATTCATTTCGAATCACCCTTTCTTTTTCTTCTTAGGCTTAAACTTAAAAACATCATTTTTCTGACGGCTTACCATGCTACGATAGCCGTTCATTTTACTGGCTCTGCTTTTACTCATACCTCACACTCCTTTCGGTTTTTCACACCGCTCAAATTCGATCACCCATACCCACGGGTTTGCATCCCAACTGTAACGATCAAGATCAGATTTCTTGATGGTTGAATCCCAAAGGTCATGAAACATACCTTTTACGAACTCGTCTCCGACGTATTTTAAATGTTCTTCTTCAATTCCTTCTTTCACACACCCTTTTCCGTCAATATCCTGCAACCGCTCCACCCTCACATCCGTAGCCCGGAGCCAGATACGTGCCGCTCCTTTCGGCATATGAATGGACGGACGGTATATCAGTTTTGATGATTCCTTAAATGTAGGCAAGTCTGCCAGCTTATCATCAGCCCTGTAAATATATGTTCCATCTTCATATCCTTCGCTCCATGTTTCTCTCACGTACAGTATATCGTCCGTGTGATATGGCGGATTCCATCGTTTGCTTAATTCCTCATCCTTTATATTTTCCGGAAGCTTATATCCTTCGCCCCAAAGTTTGTGTGCTCCCCTGTTTGGATATGTCCATTTTCCTATACAATCCTTGTGGCTACCTGCATATGTATAACATAGCCCTGATTGTGGTTGTGGCTTTATCACACGTCTGGTGCAAGTCTTCCGTCCGTCCAGAATTGCCCGAACCATCTCGGTGTTAAATAAAATTGGTTTAATCGCCATCTGCACCACCTACCTTTAGTCTATCAACTTTATCGCTCAATTCTTCTATCTTCTGCACTGCTTCTATCAAGATTTCTGCATTATGATTTATCGCCATTGCAAGTTCTCTGACGCTTGAGCTTAACGAAATACCTGTTATTTTTGTTACTGCTTTATTCTTCCATTTCATCTACTCCACCGCCTTTCACAATCTCGATTGCTTTGTTTATGCACTCTTCTATGCACTTTTCATATGGAGTGTTTTTATAGTAGCACATCTCTTCATTCCCATAGTCCTCCAACTGTTCCATAACCTTGTCCACATCGTAAGCGGTCGGCTGTGCATCTATTACGCTCGCCAATGTTGCCAAACTTACTCTCCTAAAATCATCATCAGATTTACTCGCACACATGCAATATTCTTTTAGTGCGTCTGCATCAATCAGTCCCATCGTTTTTATCTCCTCTTTTCAAATAATCAAAAATCTCATGTCCAATCATCCCTACAACTGACAGAATGCAAAAAAGTTTAACTCCAAATTCTGTCAGAATATCTAACCTAATGGCTATAAGTATTAGTAGAAAGAAATTTATGTACGATTGAAACATCATTCTTCATCACTCCAATCAAACTTGCAACCGCACTTACTACAGTAATTTGGTGCATTGTTGTTATTCATTATTCCTATATCGTGACTTACTTTGATTGTGTTTCCGCATTCACAATGGAATACAGAAAGAGTATCACTTAGGTTATGGTTAAATATAGGTTTCTTGGTATGTTTGCTATCGCATCTGCAACAAGGCTCATTATTTCTTGAATTGCTGTTGTTCTGGCAGTTACAAGAAATCTTTTCCTCGCTATCATCAAATGCCTTTAAAAACATTTCAGCAATTTCTTTCTCGTATCTGCCACACATACCTTTGCAATCAATATCCGCAATAACCCTCGAAAAGAAATCTTTGAATTTGTCAGCAATATAACCTCCTTCGAAATCTTTAGGTATGTCAATTACTACTTTCATCTTCTCCACCTCTTAATTCTTTCAGTTTTGCTTCGGCTTCGGATTTTGTGAGGAATACTGTTTTACCAAAATCGCATTCTCTAAAATATGCTCCTATAAAATGATTTGTTGCCTTAGCATAAATTCTATATTGTTCTTCGCATTCATAAAATGTTATACTAGAAACATAAGATTCATAGACTTCGTCTTTCATATTCTCATCATATTCAATATCGTCAAACACATTAAATGGAAAAGTTACTACATAAACAGTATCTCCCACCTTGCAAGGCAACTTGATAAGTCTGCCCTGTTCCTCTAAGTCCTCATAATCTTTTAGCTTTCGATATACTGCGTCTATTTCTTCACAGTCTGGCTCGCAAGCCCTTTCCCATAATTCATCATTTATCCATGATGGATTGCTTTCTGTTAATCTCTCCATGCCTATTCCTCACTTTCTGCCAGCTTTGCCATTTTCCAATCGCTTATATCGCCACTTCCGCGCGCACTCCAAGATGTTGCTCCGTATCCCCATGCGTACACTATTCCGTACTCGTATTTTGCAAAATACCTCCGTGTCCACGCATCAGATTCTATGCCTCTCACAAGAATCGGCGTATCGACCGCTACCTTGCTCCAATCAACAGGCGGCTCAACATATTCTGAATTAAGCCATTCGCGGAAATTATATGTACTTCCTTTGCACGAATCTGATTCATAAAAATCGCACTCTTCACATTTAATTTCTTCGCAAATTGCAGGCTTTCCATTTTTTAATCCAAACAGTGCTGTGTTTGCCGCAAGTTCTATAATCTCATTTCCGTATTTTTCTTTATTTGTCATATTAAACCTCCAAATCGCATACAAACTTAATCTCATTCGCCAAACTCTGCGCTATCATCGGTACAGTCAACTGAAACTGCTTGTAATTAGCCAATGTGTCGATGTAGTCAATAAACTTGTCCGTGAACTGCTGTAACTGCTTCACAGACAGCTTAAATTCCTTTTTCAGAATCGTAAGCGTGAGCGCGAAATAGTTAAACAATGACGCGCTGGAAAGTCTGTAGGCTTCACGCTCGATACAAAATCCTTTCTTGGCATATAAGACCATTAACTGCCGCTGCGGAATCTGTTCAACTTCTGTCTTGGTATCAATGTCGTATTTGTCTTTCAGGTAAACAGCCAAGTCCTTTCCGTTCTTCCCGCCGCATGATGCTTCATCCAAGTAAGATTTCAAAAAATCCTGTAACCGGATGATTCTTGTCTGTCCGAATCCGAATTTGTCATGCAGAATTATGTACCCAATCACGACAAAATCTTTGTACGATTTTGATATAACCTTATCAGCATTTCTCTTTTCAAAATCATTTCGCCCGATAATCCGCATTTCCTGTTTTGTGTAAAATGTCGGCTTTTTCTTCCGTCTCAACGCATTGCTCATTTCTTTGATTTCTCCTTTCTGTATGTGATTTCCAACCATGCAAAATGACTCAATACAAGCTGTCTTGCACGCTCTTCAATCTCCATGCCTTTGTATTTGTTTATCAATGATTCTCCGGCTTTTACGACTTCATCCCACCAAGAATCATCGTTGTCCGGGGAATAGTATTTCTGAATGAATTGCCAGTAATCCATAAATACTTGCCATTCTTCCGAACCCTTTTCGATCTTTGCACTTGCCATATCCACTACCTCTAAAATGGACAATTACCATTGTATGGCTTGAATCCGTCCCCACGTTCTTTCTTTTTTATTTCCGCAACAACATCATCAAGCGGTTTTTCGATTTCAACAAACTTCATATTTTCGCCAATAAACTGTAATGCTTCTTTCATAAGTTCGCCCTGCCGTTGCTTTGCAACTTTCAATCCTTTATATTCTCCGCTTTCATCCAGATTCCATAAAAAGAAAATATTCGATGCATCCTGCTCAATATCTCCGGATTCTCTCAACTCTGACATTGTAGGCTCTTTGGTATCTCTGCCCTCTGAAACTCTGTTCAACTGCGAAAGTGCGATAACCGGAACATTTAGCTCCATTGCAAGTGCCTTTAATGCTTTTGAAATATCTCCGACTTCTGATGATCTGTTGCTGTACTTTCGCTCTGCTTTAATCAACTGCAAGTAGTCAATAATGATTGCATCAAACTGCCGGTAGCGGCTCTCTGCCTTGATTTCTCCTACGGATTTTGAACCTGTGGAAATAATCACATCATAATCACACATTTCATCGTTTGCCTTGTCGAATTTTTCTTTTTCATCTCCAAGGAACGCTTTTGCCCTCCGGACGCGCGTTAGGCTTATTTCAGACAACCTTGAAACGAAACGTTCGTAAACCTGTCCTTCTTTCATCTCGAGGTTGAAATATCCAACTTGTAGTCCTTTTTCTGCCATTTGTCCGATCATCTGCGTTACAAATGCGGATTTTCCAATTCCCGGTCTTGCACCGACAACAGTCACGTCTCCGCCCTCTAAACTTCCGATACAATCATCCAATTGGTCGAACCCTGTTTTTACACCGCCCTCTCCAACGTGTTCGTTAAAATATTTTTCCTTGTTTTCCTCAACGATCTGCTTTAATGATTTTGACCGAACTTTCATGTTTTTCTGCAATTCTTCCAACCTTGAAATGCTTTCAGAAATAGTCTTGTCAATGTCTCCCGGTCTCAATGAAACTCTCTGATAAAGACTTTTGACCTCTCTTGCCTTGAAATCATTCATCACGACTTTGGCATACGCAGGAGCTTCAACCGATGTTGGAGAGGAACGTACACATGAAGCAACGACTCGTTTGTATTCATCTTCGCTGTACTTTGGGTTGGTCAACGACTGCGCAAGGGAAAGTACCGTTATTTCTTCGCAATTATCTCTCATTGCAAGCATTTTTATGAAAATGTCCTGTCCTATATCATCGGAGAACATATATGGCTTAATGTCCGGAATCCTGTCGAGAGAATCAGAAGATATAAGCACGCATCCGATAAGCCCTTGTTCTGCTTCTGTCAACTGCAATCACCTCGTTTCTCTGCGATCTGCAACCAATAATCACAATCATTTTTCAGCCAATCGACATATTTTGGAATGTACCGAAAATCCGTATCGTCTGGATTCTTTTCTTGATAGTCACTCAAATATGCTTCTGTGGCTTTGTATAACAGCCGTGCAATGTCCGGTTGGTTCTCTTCGATAACTTCTAGCACTTTATCCATCCAAGCTGTTTTAGAGGTACTGTACGCTGTTTTCTTGGGGTATATACTAAAAGTCTTTTTCCATGCATCGTCAAAATCAAACAAATCTCCGGAATCGGTCGACAGCGAATTTTCTTTTATATTTTCTTTCTCTTTATCTTCTTCTTTTTCTTCTTCTCTATCTGAAACAACGACGTCAGACGATTTATCGGGCGATTTTTGTTCAATTAGGTTTTTCTGCTTCTTTCTACGGTTCTGCTGATATAGCCTGTCGCGTTCCTTTTTCTTCTCATAAGCGTCAAGCGTTTGGTGCTTATTCCAATTCGGAATCGTTATCACATTGTCAACAACTTCAATCATTCCAAATTCTTCAAAAGTCTTAAGCGCAAGCCTTACCGTGTTCAAATCTCTGCGGAAAATGGTGGCAAGCATTTCATCCGTGAACGGCAACTTGTTGCTCATCATAAACACACCGTTGTTATTCTGTTTTCCGGCAAGAATAAGAAGTTTGAACCAAATCGTAATGATGCTATCCGCACTCGGCATACTCTCAATCAGAAGAATCTTTTCATCGTCAAAAACATCTGTTGTGATTTTAATCCACTTGACTTCTGCCATTTATTTAATCACTCTCCTCATATGTATTTTCAGAAATCAAAGCCATAAACTTCTCATACTGTTTTTCAGAAACTTTGTTACCCTGTTTCTCTGGCTTCAAGCGGATTTCAAGGTGCTTTTCAGCGATATGCGATAATTCCTTGGCAAGACTCTTTTTGCCCTGTTTAATGCCGTCATAATATCCTTTTGCCGGTTTAAATTCGTTTATCTTTCCTTTTCCTGCGCCTTGACCGCCAGCCGTTTTGTTGTAACGGCATTGATAACCTTTCTTTGTATATTCCAAAATCCAATATTGTTCCATTTCATCAAGCTTCTCTCTCGGATAATGGATAAAATTCAATTTCCACCCATACGGATTTTCCTCACTATAAAATCCTCTTTTTTTAATCGAAAGATCTATGTGCTGAAAACCGGATAAATGTGAAATATTTCTCTCTAGGCAGTCAACGCTCTGACCGATATAAAAGTAAGATATACCGTTTTCATCAGTCCTTGTGTAGAAATAAATTCCGCTCTGATTTTTCATTTCCGGACAAATGCTTAATATCCGTTTCTCGTTGTTCTTTTTTATTGCATATAGCTGCTTATAATTTACATTCGGCATTTTCTTCTACCTCTCAATGGCGTTGTTAATATCTCTTCGATAGTCCAACCCATATCCTTTCTATGTAATAAGCAATGTGCATTTATACCTACTATTTCAGCCCACTCAACAACCCTATGGGCTTGTCCGTTGTGCTCCCAAACAGGCGAACCCGATAAATCTTTACATTTTTTACTGCAATAAACCGCGTCATTGTAATGACCACCTCTTTTGGCGTTAAATGATTTATTGCAAATAGGACATATTTTCATATAGTCTTTTGTGTTTGGATGCTCTCTGCAATAAAGAATCCTTCCGCAGCGATTGCTACATGTTTTTTGCCCATTTCTCTTCTTTTTCACAAATTGCTTTCCGCAAACAGGACATTTTAAAAATTTTTCCTCTATAGGAATGCTATTTCTTTTGTTTTTAGCTTGTTCTGCATTTGTTACAAACCTGCAATTGCTAGGCTCGTAATTCCCATTAACATCAATTCTGTCAATGGTTAAAATGTTCAATCCCTTATCAGTCTTTTCCTCTTTATACCCGTTTGCGATCGCCCAATCGTGGAAACTTAGAAAATCATTCTTCCATTCATCACACATTACAATCCCTCTTCCACCGTAATTTTTATAGTCTCGAGAAGTTTTGCAATAGCAACGGTATTTAATACTTTCCCACAGAGGGTACAATCTACCACATTTATTTGATAATCCGTGTTTATATCCCATCCAATCACTTCCTCTCCAATGGCTTCATGCTCATTTGAGCCACAAACTTTCCATAGCTCATGCCGGAAGCGCGTGCCATGTGATTCACAGCCTTGATTGCATCATCCTTTTTCTTTGGCTTTCTCAATCGTTCTTTAACGTCAATGCCGATGCAGTCTTGGCAATCAACTTTACGTTCATCTATCGTCATAAACAGCCTGCCACATTTCGGGCATATTCTTGTATACACAATTCTTCCAGCCTTTTTAAAATTCTTAAACTGTGCGTATCTTTTTGCACATTTTGGTCTGCAGTATTTTTGATCTGGTCGTTTCGGCTCAAATTCAGTCATACAGTATTCACATAATTTCAATTTTTTCCTCCAATCTTTTGTAAGGGCGGTACGGTAAACGCACCGCCAAAACATGGCTTTCAATAAAGTTTGTGATAACTATTCGCCAAACAAGACAGTTTCTTTTAGGCTTTCGCCAAGGTGTTTCAACCTATTTTAAATTTTCAAGATATGCAATGCGTTCCTGTGTAATATCAAGTTGTGCCTTTGCAAGTTTTTCTTCCTTTCTTTCTCCCGAAATAAATTTTTCAATTGCCGCATTCCTGTTTTCTTCCAAAAAAATTATCGTGTTTCCTGACCATCCGCAAATGCTACCAATAGACTCTTTTCTGATTCTGCTTCCTTTGTAAAATCCGCCAATTGCATCCTCCAATGTCACATAAGTTTTGGCACATTCTTTTGCTTCGGCAACCTGTTCTTCGAGTTTTCCGCTTCGAAAACTGTAAATATATAATTTCATGTTTCCTCCATTCTTTCAGAACGGACAAAGGTTCATATCAACCTCTAGCCCTTTTTCTGCCACATAAACATTCGCTCCATATTCAATTGTTTCTTTCGTTCGTTGTAGGAATAACGCGGGATCTCCGCTTGTGTCCGATAAGTGTATTAAAACGACATTTCGTAAAGCTGGGTTATCGTTCGTCTGAATAAATTTAAGTGCCGTATCAAGGCTCATATGGCCTCGCAAACGGTGTTCGTAATTTGGCTCATTCCGGTCTACCAAGTCCATACTATAATTGGCTTCAACCATGATATGCTCAACCTTTATACCGGAAAAGTCGTATCTGCAATATTCCAAGTCGGTCAAGAATAACAGCTTGCCCATTTCCTCATGCTCGATTAAATAGCCGTAGCACTCGATTTCCGTATCATGCGGTACATTGAAGGGTGTTACTGTAAAACTGCCGATTTGCCGTGGTCTGCGCGGTGAAATGGCTATTGTACGCTCTCCGGTTATGGTTTCAAGCGCGGTCTGCGTTTCAAATGCCGTATAAACCGGAATGCCGGATTTCATGAAATCTTTTATGTATCGTGCATGGTCTCCATGTTCGTGGCTCACAATGCATCCGGAAACATTTGCTATTTTCCAATCAATCATTTTCTTAAAATCAAGAAATTTGCATCCGGCTTCAATGGCAAGGATTTCGCCACTGTCTGAAATCAAGGCGTATGAGTTTCCGGAACTGCTTGAACCCAAAACTCTAAGTTTCAATCTTTTGTCACCTCGCTTTCTCCATATCTCAAATAGCCGCTCCAGCCATTTGCTCCGCCGCAATTTTGCATACACCATTCATTAGAATCATTGATGTGTTCACATCGTCCACAATTCGGTACTTCATCGTCTGCGGTGTATCTTGTTAAATTATCCATACCCTACTCCAATTCTTCCTCTGTAGGAAACTGAAAATATTCTGATGTAGCTTTCTTAAACATTTCTTTGCTTAACGCTTGGGAAAATTCCGTGAAGTGTTCTGAATTGGCAGTATGATGATAAAATTCATTATTTTCATACGCAATCCTAAGCATTTCCATTGCTTTCTTTGCTTTTTCTTCGGAACCATATTCAGCCATTCTTATTGTCGGAAAAGAGTTGCAGCAATAAATAGCCGCATTTACAACATCTTCATATTTCCCGACTACCATATTTAAAGAACTGACTTCATATGGTACATCCATTGTTCCGTCCTGTGATATAACTCTCATAGCAAACCTCCTTATCTAAAAAACAGAAACCAAATAAGTGCCACGAATGAATCAGCAATCGCAAGAAGAAATACAATGACAAGCACCCATCTTCCGAATGTCATTTTAATTTTCTTGCCAACGGCAGCCGCAACTTTTTCTTCTAATGTGGTATTCGCCCCGACAAAAAATCTCACAATCAAAAATGCTACCCACAACAGAACTGCTAATTTTACAAAAATCATTCTTCATATCCTCCTAATCCTTCATAAAGTCCGGTACGTTCTCGTCATTCTCAACGACTTTCTCAGGCTCGACTGCTGCACCGTCGGTCGCTTCGGATTCTGCTACAACAAACGGCTCTGAATTGGCGTTTTCGGAAATTTCTTCCTGTGCCTGCACATAGGTTTCATCAAGCTGATTGAAGGACTGCTTTGCCATGCTATTGAAGTCCTTGCGATACTTCTTGATTGCATTGTTACGCATTTTACGAACAATCATTGATTCCGGTGTGTCGAGCCATGCCGCGCTGATATAAGGCTTTGCAACTTCACATTCCAACATTTCATCAACGGTTGCGCATTTTCTCAAAGCATCGAAAATCTCCTCTTTCTTAGCCTTGATTTTGCTCAACTGCTCGGCTGATGCCTTGTAACGATTCTGACAAATTCCGAAAGTCTCATTCATCAGATTGTTGCGCACATGAGCAAACAGATTAACCTTTACACCGTCTCTCTCTGCGATCAGATACTGAAATGTGCCGTCCTTTAATTTCAGAGGATAAACAACACGGACAACCTTCTGTGATCGTCCCATTTCTTCCCATTCCGGCGGTGTCATTTCGATACCCTTATGCTTTGGATATGAAAACTCGTCACCGTCTTTAACAAGCCAACAAGGATATACGGTATCTACATTTTCTCCATAGTTACGAAGTAATGCATCGTTGCCGTCTCCCTCAATTCCCATTTCTACAACCTGCACATAGTTGTCTCCGGACTTCTTTGTTCTAAGCTGGAAATAGCACTCTCTCGGCACTGCATTAGCATTGAGTTTGAGGCTTGCGCACTGACCGACAACCTCTCGCAGATTCGATGTGTCAAGTCCGTTTAAATCCTTGATTTTATCGCTATCCTTAACAAGCTGATAAATGCTTGTCATAGCTGACATGGCGCACTGCTTTGAATAATCATCATACGGCACACCGCATAACTCAAAATCCTTTGTAACAAGGTTCGTGATTGAATTAGTCCACTGGCTGACCGCAGTGTTGACTTTCTGTACCTCTAAACTGTTTTTCTCTGCCATAATTACTTACCTGCCCTTTCTGATTTAATGTACTTAATACAATCCACCGTTTCTCCGTCTTTGATTTCCTTATGCCGTCTGTTCAGAATGATGAGCCACTCAAAATTATTGTTGCTAAATCCCCTGTTGAATTTGCTTCCGCTCACTCCCATCACAAACTCCGAATTATCGTATTTCACAATCGAATGTTCCCCTCTGAATGAAACCTGTCCGTTGTCCTCAATGGTATATAAATTTACTGTATCTCCAACGCTCAAATTTTCCCCTGTAATGTCACAAATGTTCGTTTCTTCTCCGATACGTCCGTAGTCGACAGTTCCATCCGGCTGTACTAAATGTGGCTCAAAGTCCACTTCCTTTTCTTCCGGTTCGTCACCGGACTTCTTTGTATTGTCCGCATCCTGTAAAATGCGGTTGTAATCTTCTTTCCCAAGCTCGTGCTTTAAAACCTCTAACAGTGACACGAACTCTGCCATTACAACCGGTTTAAAACCGGTTACCTCTACTGTTCCAAAATCTGATTTAATCATAATTTATTCCTCACTTTCTCCGGCATCTACCGGCTCTTCATACTTCTTCACAACCGCCATCTTATCAGAACCGTAGGTTTCTACCCACTTCATATCCACTGATTCATCCGTAACAGTCAGCTTTGCACCTTTGGCATTTACAACCGTGTCACCGGCTTTTACATTATCCTCGGTGCGATACACGTAGCTTCTTGTGCTGTTTGGAAATTTCGCTTTGATATACTGCATAATTACCTCTCCTTTTTCACATATCCATTTGACAAATTTTCAAGAATACGCAAAAGTCTTTCGTTGGTTTCTGAGGCTTTTTCAAGTTTTTCTTCAAGGCAATATTTATTACTCATAAGTTCATCTACCTTTGTTCGCAAATCCGAGTTTTCAGCCTTCAATTTTTCAATATCATCCATTTATCTGTAACCTCTCTTTCCTTTATTCCTCGCGTCTTTCTCGCAATACGGAAGAGAACAATGTCCGTCTCTTCCCCAGAACCCTTTACTTGCACTCTTCCAACGCTTGCATGACATACACCGTGCATCCGGCTGTGTGATGTTGTTTCCGATTCCTATTCTCGACATTCAATATCCCCGCTTTCTTAGTGAAAATCCGCTTCCGGTTCTTTTTCCGGTTGAATATAACTGTCATCATATTCCTTATCAATAACGATAGCCGTTCCAGCTCTGGATAATCTCAAGAGTAGCACCTCAAATTCACTCAAGTTTCTAAGTGACGAAATCGTCAAATCCTTATAGGAAGAAAGTGTATATGGTTCTTCTTTTCCGTTGCCCCATATCCGCTTTGACACAGGAATTTCAACATTCAGTTTTTCATCATGCTCATTTTCAAATGTGATAACTGCTCTTTGCACACTGCTCCATGATGGCTTATCTTCCAGCTCAAACCGCATTTCACATTCCACGGATTGATAAGAAACGCCATCATCGTAATCAATGTCTAAATCTTCTGTGTCAATATCCCTTTCGCATTGTTTAATCCATGCCTTGAACAAATCCGTAAGTTTGATTTCTTTCTGCTCCGGCTCCACCATAAGGTCTTTAAAATTCTCCAGAATCTTTTTATTTCCAATACAGAAATCCGAATTAACAATCTCTGTTAAAACAGAATCAAGTTTGGGAAGATACTCTGAAAAATCATAACTCTCAATGTATGGAACCATGACTTCTTTTACCTTTTCCTCAATGGCATGCTTTGCATCTCCCCAACGAAAAGCATCTTCGATTGCTCCCACCAATGCATTCATAAATTTTTCTTTGACAATTTCACTTACTTCATCCGAAGATAAACTTTCCGATGCTATTTTCAATAATTCTTCTTTCATTTACACACCCTCCACTTTCAACTGCTTATCCTCTGAAACGCTCAAAAGAATTAGCTGTGCATCCATATCCGGCACATTGAACTCATTCAGCGATTCTGCGTTATCAACAAAAATCGGCACGCTCACACCGTATAACTCGCTTAATGAGCGGATAATATCAAGTCCGGCTAAAATCTTGTGACCATTATTCAAATCTGAATATCCGACTCCATTCACGGTACACTCACAACAATCTTTCATACCGCCATTTAATTGCGTTTCGAAGAGTTTGAAATTAACTGTCTTGAAATGACTATTGATGGATTCAGAAACCTTATTCAGCTTGAAACGAATGAACTCTTCCAAGAGATAAAGCATCTGTTCTTGATCGGCAACTTTCTGCCCGATTTCTTTCTGCTCGTCTCTAAGTGTTTCGATGCGATCATCAATCATAACGTTGTTAGCCGCCTGTGCGATAATCTTATTTGCTTCATCAAGCTGGCTCTTTAATTTTGCTATATCAGCTTTTGCATAATCAGCCACCTTATCTGCGCCCTTGGATTCTAACTCTGCAATATCAGCAAGCAATTTATCCTGTTTAGCCTTTAACTTGACATATTCCGCATTTTGCGTATAATCAGCGCAAGACGGAATCTTAGAAATCTGTTCATCAAATCCTTTGATAATGTCAATTTCTTCTGTTTCATGCAGTTTCAAGGTGTTGATTGTGTTTTCCAATTCCTTGTTATTCTTGGTCAGATTCTTAATCATTTCAGCACACGCATTTCCATCATCAACAATCATGGCAAGCGTTTTCGCGTGTTCTTCATTAAATATCTCGATTGCATCTGCCTTTCTCTGCGAAAAATCGGCTCTTAGAGACTCTATTTTATCTTCCTGCAATCTTTGTCCGCATAACGAACAAACCGTTGTGGATTCGTCAAATACCCACTTGGAATCGTCAAATTTCTTTCCCTTTTCCTCTTTGTATTTTTTCACAAGGTCAGATTTCTTAATAGTCTGTTCAGAAATTGATTTCTTATTACTTTCAATGGAATCCTGCGCCTTTCTGATTGATGAACGAACATCCTCTAACTTCCGTTCGTGGTCGTATTTATGATTTTCGATCTCACGTTTCTTGCTTGAAAGTTCGTTATTCATGGTCTGCGCGATAGCGGACATTTCAAACTGACAATGCATTTCCTCGCTGCGCATTTCATCAATCCGAACATCAGATTTCCCGATTAAATCTTCAAGCGCTTCAATCTTTCTCTCTAAATCGGCTTTTAACAACTCCTGCTCTGCCACATCTACATCAACCTTTGATTTCTCGGCTTCATCAATACGCACCGGGATTTCAGCCTGTTTCTTCTTCCATTCGCTCAAAGCCTTGGAAAACTTGGCACGAATATCGTCTGTAGACGGTGCTTTTTCCAATTCGTCAAGCAAAGGCGCGTATTTGGCATCTGTCTGCGCAAGTTCCACATCTGAAACATTTGCAACGAGTTTCATAAGAATGTCTCTCTGCTCTTCCCATTTCAGAGAAGAAAAATACTGCGGATTGGTCAGCACCTTAAACATTTCCCCACTCTGCGCCAAGCCGGAAACATAAGCCTTAAATTCAGCTTCGCTCTTTGGGTAACCGTCAATCTCATAAGAATTTGGATTTCCCTGCAATGATACCGTATTAGTTCCACGTTTCTTAACCCAATTCTGCTTCTGAACCTTGGAAAGTTCTACTTCTTTCCCATCAATGTCAATAACTCCCACAACCTTGATTTCCACGTTATCAATTCGGTGTCCGTCCTTATCCAATGGTCTGACATTGAATTTTTCTTCTCCTGCGCTGTTCTTGTTAAAAAGAAGCCATGTAAATGCATCAAAGATCGTTGTCTTTCCTACTGCATTCTGCCCTTTAATACTTGTCTTATTTGAGAAATTCACATCAAGGCTCTTAATACCTTTGAAATTCTCCATATGTAACGATTTCAAAATCATTCGCATTATTCTACACCCCCACGATTCCTTTTATTGACAACTCATATGTGACTTTTTCCACAACGCGACCATCTTTACACGTTTTCTTATATCTCCTGCTCTGCAATCTGCCGTATGCGCTTACCTTATCGCCTAAAGCAAGTGAGTCCGTATACTCTGCACACTTTCCCCATGTAATGCAAGTAATTAAATCCTCTTTTCCATTTTCTCTTAAGGTTTTGAGTTTCACATCACAGATTTTACGACCAAGTGGTGTTTCTCTAAGCTGCTTTTCCTCGATAATTCCATCAAGGCTTACTTCGTTCAAAGGTACATCATCTTTGGGTTTGATTGTGTCAGCCATAACATATGTAAGAATGGCTTTTCCGGATCCTGTTTTTACGTGCCGGGTAATTATCTTCCCACTGACGTATACCCTTCCGCTAATTCCCGTATCGCTGATTTCTTTGTCAAACAGTACCGGAAGAATATCTGCAACACCGCTTCTTCTTTCAACTCCGATGAAAAATTTATAAAATTTCTTACCGCTTGACGTTGTATGGCTTTCCCTTGGTGCTGATACAACATCACCGATCAGTGTTATTTTGTTCTCCATTGCTTCTCCTCTCCATTTCTCTGTCAAGAACCTTTTCAAAATTCTCTTTATCATTCTGTTTCTTTCGTTTCCCTGCCAAAAGTTCAGCAAGCATACGCTTTTCTTTCGTGGAACATCTCGTGCCACTTATATACACAACGCCTACCATGCATCCTCTCTCATTCTGCGTTTTCTCTTAATTCGCTTGTCAAGTTCGGCTCTCTTCCGGTCTACTTCTGACCAGTAATACATTATTGCCGCAATTACTGCCCCGGCTACAAATTTAATTGCCGCCATGTTCCCGGCTGTGTCCTCACTATCCATATAGCAAGCGGCAACCAAGGAATACTCCATTGCAACCGCACCTATAATGAATTGGATTACTTTTTTCATTCATGCCCCTTTCTGCCACTTTATAATTTAGTACCAGTCAGAAACAAACGTTCCGAGTAACGGACATACAACAACATCTATAAAACGCACGGAACCATCTTCCATGGAATATGTAAAAGCCATTGCAGGTGTGTAAGTCGAATCTCCTGTCTGTATCTGTGCATCTCTTACAGAAACTCCATATGTTGTTTCCTCGTCAACGAAAATGCTTGAAAAACTTTCCGCAGAGTCAAACTTTGCCAAATAGTTGTCACCGCTACGAATTACCCTTGAATTAACTTTCTGAAATTCAAAATTGCTCATTTCAATTCTCCTTTCCATTATGTGTTTCGTCTTCCTTGCCCTGCTCACTATGTTTCGAAGCAGAACTTTCTACCATTCCAAGAACATATCCTTTCTGAAAATCTGTCATATTCGGAATGGCATCACGAAGTTTTTCGACAACTCGCTTTTCCTTTTCGCTCATACAATCACTTCCTTTCATGCGCAATATCTGATTTCGTACTCTGCTACAATGTTCAAGTCGCATCCGAAAATATACATTAAAATAGGAAGAAACTAATTTCTTTTGTACTTCCCATGCCAAATCATCCGTGAACGACTTGGCCAACATTAGATAGCCCTGTTCGGTAAAAAGATACATTCCGTTAGGAGCGGTTACACCAAATTCCCCCTTGGCTTCATCCGAATTTCGGACGAAGTAATCTTCTCCTAAAATAAAGTGTTTCTTATTGTCGTTAAATATTTTTCTCGCTGTTCCGTCTGGTCTTTCATGTACCATGTCAATGTCCTTAAATGTGACCACTCTTTCCCCTTTGTACTCTTTGATGGAAATATCTGCATTTCCAATGTGTACCAAATTATCCATATTTTCACTCCTTTCTGTGATATAATTCCCTTATCATCAAATAAGGGAGGTGATACAATTTGAAATACTTTTTGTTTTGCGATTTTTCTACAATATCCTGCGACCGAGAAAAGATGGCAGAGATATTAACTGAAAACGATATAACGTTCGCAAATATCAATAATTTTTGTTGGGAACTAAAAGTTCCGGATAAGTTTGGAATTCCAATCTGCGACACGACCGCAGAATCTATTCACTGCCTGTTTTATCAGTACACTCACAAGAACTCTCTTCTTCTTGTGGTAAAAGCAAATGAATATTTTCCAAACGGAGATTAGGATATAATCTCTTTGTTTCTTCATATACGGTTTTGGTTTTCAGCCATTTCCGCATATGAAGAACCTGTTCCATGACATCCATATCGTGAATATCCACTTTGTTTAAAATCTTCTGCAATTCCTTTTCCATTCCATTAAAATAAGAAACCGGAACAACAATTATGTCATTTGCTGACTTAATCTCTTTCATGTTCTCACCTCTTTCCTGTTCATTTGATGTACATACAATAGCACATTAAATATACATTGTCAATAGTTTTTGTTGACTTAATGAACATTTAATGTTAATATAATTGTGAAAGGAGGGTAAAGGATGAATGAGAGAATAAAGCAAGTTCGGTTATCGACAAAATTAAGTCAAACCGAATTTGCAGAAAAAATTTTAGTCTCACGATCTGCTGTATGCAAAATGGAAAGCGGAGAAAATTCTCCATCAGAACAAACTGTTAAATTGATTTGTCAAGAGTTTAATGTCAATGAAGATTGGCTTCGCACCGGAAACGGAGAAATGTTTGTTGAATTATCAAAAGACGAACAGATTTCAGCAATGCTTGGAGAAATCCAAAGATTAGGTGATGAAAACTTTAAGTATCGACTTGTTTCTGCACTGTGCAAATTAAGCGAAAGCGATTGGACAGCCTTAGAAAATTTAGTAGATATGATTTCAGACAAAAAGTAAAAAAGAGCCAAGGGCAATGCGCAGACCCTTGGCTCTTTTCCTATTTTAATAAGTTACTTATGTATGCATATATGGTTTTTAACCAATGCAAATTTTCGCATTTTTCAATAAGTTTAATGATTTCATTTTTGTAGTACTCTTTTCCCAACCTAAAACCCCCAATCATGTGCCCTATGTAGCGATACAGATATTATAGAACGTGTGTTCGGCATAGTCAATCCCCAATTATGGGCGGAGCCATGCCAAACCCCACCCATGCCAGAACTTGAAGCGTCCTTTCGGACAAGTCCATAGTATCACTGCGATATGCATGATTTCAACATTTTTCGGTCGCAAGTTTCGACAGAAAATGTCATTGCAGAGAAGCGGAGAGCTGTTTCTCAATCTCTTCTTGCACTTTTGCGCGCCAACGCATCGGCACTTCATCAATCGTCATTTTCTTGTCTATAAGAATACGTCTTACATAGAATTTAACCATATCCTACACCTCACTTCCTGCGGTAATGCTTGCCAGTTCTTGGATTGCTTCTGCGTTTGCTTCATGCCCAGCTTTAAGTTCATCAATTGCCTTTTCCATTTCCGTCTTTGTCCGCAATCGGATAGTAACGGTATATGTACCATCTTCTGCGCCATCTTCTCCCACGTTCGGCATATATGTAAACCCATCGGATTTCAGATCGGTATATTTTCCGGATGTTTCGCCATTATGCGTAAATGTAACTTCCTGCAGGTTGTCCGCAGAAAATGCATCCGTGATGGTCTTGACGGCATCAAAATTCTCTGCCTTGATCTGGATGTTGCCAAGGCTTGCACCATCGGCAATTTCAAATTCTGTTTTGTTGGCTAAAATAATTTTATCCATATTATTTTTTCCTTTCTATGATAAAAAATGGTTTATAGGTTACGTTCGAATATTTGTTCGATATATTTTCTTATGTGCCCATCGGGAGAGTGTGTGCTTGGATTTAGCTTTGGTGAAAACAATAATACTTTTTTCGGATGGCAAATGCTTGTTTCTGGATTTACTACAGATGTAAAAGTACGCAATTGTGCATGGAAAACTGAATGGTCTGAGTGGAGAACACTTTAATTTGTATTTTTGTTTATTTTTTAAACCAAGGACACCATTCATTTGTTTCTCTTTTGGTTCTTACATATATATTATTTTTGCTATCGATCGCACTTATAACGATTTGAACGCTATATATAGAATTAGTACCAAATGCAATGAGAATTGACCAACTTGCACCTGGCGAATTTTCTAATTTATTAGTGTCCCCAATCATATATACTCCAGATGTGTAATAATTTAAATTGCTACCATCTGGGATAAAATCGAAAGTTCCTAATCTGCCGTTTAAATCAGCTACCTGTTTCGCAAGTGTACCGTTTATATTCGGGTTCGCCTGCCTTGCATCTAACGCATATCCGGCAACCGTGGTTGTCTGATTATTCACTACACTTGTTTTCGTGTCCGGTGGTGTTTGCCATGTGCCATCTTCTCTTAGATATTTACTCGTTCCTGCTGTAGTCGATGGTGCAGGAACTAGACCGGCTTTCGCACCAGCACCTGATTTTACAAAATTGGAATATGTTGTATTGTTATCAGCGTTCCAGTCCATGCACAACCAAAATGTACCATCATAAGTAAATATATGGGTCGCATTATTATAGAAGAAATTTCCGCTTGCATAAGAAATAGCCGCCTTATTCCCGTTTCGAACATATCCTATGGTTTTCGCCCCGGTGCCATTTACATTAAGTGTAAGGTTCCCGGTTGTTGGATTTGCTGTGCCCGCCGTATCCGTAAATTTAACTGCAATGCTCGTACCGACTTGTAATACAAAGTTTGCCAATGTTGCAACTTTAGCCGCCGCAGCTCGACCTGTCGCGCAAGTAGCCAGCGGTTTTTTCAAAACCTCAATTGCTTTTTTGTCGGTTGCGGACATTAGACCGTTAGATGTGGTTGTCGCTGGCGCGCTTGCTCCTGCAGATGGTCCGCTCATCCAATAGTCTTTCGTATCTGCTCCCGGTGTTTTCCCTGCCGGAACATTCTTTTTCGCAATGTAAAGCGTGTTGTTATGCATTACTGCATCTAACCGCTTGTAAGGCAAGGATGCGTCATAGACATCCTTTGGCACAATTGCCACTCTTCCTGCTATAGCCATTCTAAGCCACCTCCCAATTTAAATTTCCGTCATTGTCAACGACAAAGTTATATGCCGAATTGTCCGTATAAACCAACTCCCCATCCTCATTCACATCAAATTCTGTCATTGTGAGTTTCTTGTTAATCTCGTTTTCGATTTCCTGCGCTCGGTCTGCGCTGTCCTTGGCATCTGTGGCAGATTTTGCAGCCTTGGTTTCGGACTCTCCTGCACTTTTGGCAGATGCTACAGCCTTGGCAGATTCCACTTTAATATCTGCAAGATAATCCGGGCGCAGATGCTTTTCTTGGATACTTCCCTCTTTCACGATTGCGGACACCTTACCGTCACTGCCGATTGCAAATGCGATTGTATCAGAATCGAGAAATTCATACTCTGTAATCAGAGATGATAAATCCACGTTCTGTACCGTGCCATCGTCAAGCGTGATTACTAATTGTTGTGTTTGCGGATTGTATGTGAAGTTGACTGCCAACTTTTCCAATTTAGTATCAATGACCGCCTTGGAACCGTTCATCTTAACGACCGTAAGCGTACCGTTGGATTCATTCCAAAGGATTTCCTTTACAAGCTCGTTAGCTTTGGTCAAGTCAACTTTCGTGGTGTCGAGTGCGCACACACGATCGTCGATTGCATCAATGCCGCCCTCTATGTTGTTCAGCCTATTTCGATTAATTGCGGTCTTTTCGCTTGGAAGGTTCTCCCAATATTCGCGGCTATAGATTTTCTGATATGCCATCTAATCACTTCCTTTCTAATGCGGATAATCGTTGTTCAAAGTCCTTCATCTGTTCACTCAAATTTTTGTTTTCTCGCTTTAACTCTTCAATTTCCTTTTGTTGCTTTTGAATCATCTGAACATGCATAGCATGAAGCTCTCGATAATTAACGTGATGCAACTTATCATCGACATATAAATCAACGTGTTCGTCCGTATCAACCGGAAGATATTCATATAATGACGTATCGCGTTCCCTAATGCCAACGTCTAACAAGGCTTTTTCTAATTCCTGTGAGATAAAGCCGTAATGATATTGCCTGCTATCGGAAGATTTAAGCCCCGGCTTATATCTAAATTTAACAGGATGTAGTTTTAGATAAGCGGATTCTAATTCTTCCGGCAAATCAGTTATGTGATCCTTGATTCTTCTATCAGATCCGGTGTCAATCGTATATACTTCGCCATGAATTTGATATGTTCCGCTGTCTCCACCAATCACATTTAAAAATCGAATTGCTTTTTTAATCGTTGCGTTGCTGGTTGTTCCTGTTGGATAAGCCGTTATATTTTTTACCGGAATATCAGGAATGGCTTGATCTACATAGCTTTCAGTTGCCAAGTTTTCCCCGTTTGCGTCAGTAACAGACGATAAATCCAACCTAACGTTCTGCAAAAATGCATTATTTCTTCCGTCATGACTTAATATCTCTACTCCATATGCGTCACCGCTGTCAAAAAGCAGAGAGTCTATTATATGTACTCGTCCAAGAGCGTCCAGCTCGAAATTGTTACACTCTACAATCAATCGGTTTCCGCGTAACACAATCTGGTCGGCGCTTGCGTTAATCATAGAAACGACTTGGTCGTTCTCATCTCTGCCTAACTTCAATTCCAAGGATGCGTCTAATTGCCCTTCCGCTTTTTGCGCACGATTGACTTCTGCGGAAATGCTATTTGTAGTCTGCTCAAACTTGGTATTTGTCTGTTGCTCTAAATCCTCATACGTGGATTGAAGATGGTCTGCATTTCGTTCTAACTTTCCGGTACGTCTTTCCACGCTTTCAATCGTGTCTCTGATAGAATTAACCTTTGCAGAGTGTGTCTGCGTGCCCTGTGCCGAAATCGAATCTCTCTTGCTTTGCACTCCGGTTAGGGTACGTTGCAACAGATACGTTTCAACAATCTCTCTTGTGGTATTGAACCGGATTGGTTCGCCAAGTGTCAGACATGGATTGCCGACACAAGTGCAACTTTTAATCGGTGTGTATTCCGCTTTTGCCATAATCGGCAACAGGTTATTTGCAATCTGTTCAAGTTCCGCTCCGGTCTTGTCTGATACAAGAAAGTTTCCTGTGATCGAATAGTTGTTTCCGGCAGTTCCAACAATAGCACCGGCATTATCTTCACTTGTCTTGATTTCAAGCTGCGTGATTGCCTTACTTTGGAAGTCCTCATAATCAAACGTGATGTAGTGTCCGGTCATAGACTCTGTGTTTGCATCAGACGGAAATAAATTGTCAGATGGAAACAAATCCTCTGCCGGATAAAGTGCGCTTGTGATTGCTTTCAGAAAGATATACTCAAACTTGCCTTCTCGGTTGATATTACCAAAGCATCCGTTAATCTCACAGATTGCCGTCACAACCGTTTTTCCACTGATAGCAGACTCTTCTGTTACTGCACTTGAATCGTCCGTCTGTGCGGCTACAATCGTCTTATTGACCGTCATGGAATCGTTGACAAGGTTTGTTTCAACTTGCGTAATTCCAAGATGTGCAAAGAAGCTGTTGCGGAACTGCTTAAGTGTCATTGGAAAGCTAAGTCCTGCATACCAAGACTTTACATCTGTATTAATAATGTCGTACATAGCGTCATATGCCGTAATCTGCCGTTTTGTTCGGTCAGCCGTAGGAACATCGGATGCAACCTTAAAAACTCCGTATGGCATCGGATTTTCGCTATCTCCGTCAATTGTTTCTTCGATAGAGATTGTCTTTCCGATAATGTTTCCCGCGGTGTTTCGTGCTGTGAATTTTACGCAATTCGCTTCGCACGCTCCAAACTTTAATTCAGATTCCGAACAAAGACTTTCTTCAAGCGCAAACGTACCGATTTCAAGCATCGAATTGTCTATTTTCTGGTTCGTTCCAACAACAGATATGACCATCTGCTTATCTGTTGCGGAATCCCAATACTTTTCTTTCAAACTGCTATTTATCATATACACCACCTACAAACGAAAATTTGATTGGGTCATATTTTATCTTCCCATGTGCCACAGAATAGAACGTTGGCTGAATATCAGCGATATATCCGTACTGTGTCACATATCCGCGTTTTTCCGGCACGTATGCCGTGATATAGCCGCCGCGCTCCTTTGCCTTGGTATAGTTCTTTTCAATGTTCTTCCAAAAATCATCAAACTGCTTTTCGGTCAGCATGGCTTTGGTTTCAAACTCAACCTTTAAAGCTTTCAGTTCCACGGCATCACGATGCTCATATCCGTTTTCATCCGTCCATGGGTCTTTGTCCTGCATATTTACATAGGAACTAAACGTGTCCTGCTTTATTAAACTGTTCGGTATGGTATAATTGCCAAACTTTACTAAATATCCACCATATCCCATCGTTTGCCTCCTAAAAATGGGTATAAAAATAGCACCTACCGTTTGGTAGATGCTATCCATTTGATTAAATTTTAAGCTACTACTGATTCCCATTCAGATTTCAGCTTTTCTACATCGTTTTCAAAAAGTTTGCAAGCGATTTCGTACAACTGCGGAATCATTCCCATTTCCCTGTCGATATAATCCATCTTGTTTCTTACTTTTGGCTTGAGTGTGCACCCTTCCATCCTTGATTTAAGGTTGCAGTGATATTTCCTTTCAAATTCTCCATAAAGCAACGAATAGCGTTCTTGATACTTTCCATCGGCACCGAAACGGACAATCTGCGTTATCCGCTGTCTCTTAGTTGCCAAGTCAATATCATCAACGAGTCCGATAATAACATCTTCTTTATGGATGATTTCTTTCTGCTGCCTTTTAATGGTTTCGTTCTGCTCTCTAACAGTTTTTAATGTCTGTGAAAATATCAGTTTAGTGTTTTCATCCGCATATGGTAGGTAAGTGGAAATAAATAATTCATCATTATTGACATACCCACCTGTTTTACGGATTGTAGGGAGAACCTCGGATGTTACCCAACGTTTGAACTTATGAAGTTTCTCTTTTCTTTCGTTTATAAGGGAGTCGTTTTGTGACACACCCTTTGCTTTCTGCGGTTGCATTTGAAAAAGCAAGGAATATAAGCCGCTTTCATTAACAATCGTCATTTTTTGTTTTCCACCTGGAGTATCAATTTGTGACACACCCTTATCAGAATCATCAATATTTGAAAGGCTTCTTCTGTAATTCGTATCTCCAAATACTTCGCATATATCCTTTCCAACAAACCATGGTTCATCATCGACCATGGCCATTCTGATCTGTCCGAATATTGGATTCTCAAATACCTCAATGCCGTTTTGAATCTTAAGCATAAGTTGTGATTTTTTCATTCGTGTCTACCTCCATACATTTTTATCTGAATAAAAAAGAGGAAGCCGTTTGTGAAATCACATTGGTTTCCTCTTTCGTACAGTATGGCGTTCGAGTAAGTAATCCGCTTCTTCACGGATAAGGTTGTTTCCTTAGTAATAAGGATAGACTATTTTTGATTTTGTGTCAATCAGCTTTTGAATTAAAATAAGCCGTGTTTCCACGGCTTAAGTATCATTTATCTTTCAATTTTTACTGTAACCAAGTATATGTATATGCTTCATCAACATATATCTTATAACTGCTCGGATAGATCGTATCGTAATTTGAATCGTACGGAAAACTAAATGAAAAATAATCGGTGTCTCCATTCTTTTCACATTCTGCATAATGATAATCATATTTGATCAAGTTGCCAGATGCATCATACATTACGCAAGAAATTTTTACAAATGAAAAATCTTTTCCAGAATCGTTTGTAGCTTCAACCGTAACATTATCTGCTCCAATGTCCGATTGAACCATTATATTGCGAACATCACAAACAGCATTTGTTGCTTCATCAACACTCAACGACATTTTATAGTTATCATAAGAAACATCGTTATAATCAGAATCGCTCGGTGCGTCAAAATAAAGAACACATTCCTTACCGGATTCAAAAGCTCTGTTACAATCGCTTTTGCTATCCAGCATTTTACCGTTTTTGTAGTATACAAGTTTTGCGTCCAGATCAACATTTACCTTGTTGTTGTTTTTCAAGATAGCAACAACTCCATGACCACTATCTTGGTATTCAATTGAGATGTTTTTCTTTACCTTGTTCGCATTAAAGGAAGAAGTGACGGTAACTTTGCAAGAAAGCGTTTTCTTTGCAATTTTTGCTTTTACGTACGTCGTTCCTTCTCCAACCGCCAGAACCTTTCCAGACTTATTTACAGAAGCAACATATTTATTGCCACTACTCCATTTAGCAGTTTTCCTCATTCCGCTTATCTTTAATGTTGCGGATTCTCCAATTTTTAAATTAAGAGTCTTTCTGCTTAATTTGATAGTTGCCGCCTGTGCAACAATCTGTTTCCCATCTGCATTTTGGATTGGCATAGCCGAAATCAAAACGGCAAATGCCAACCCCATCGCTACTAATAATTTTTTTGTGCTTCTCATAATGACTCCTTTCTTGTGATATGATTTATTTAGAATTATATCACGTTCTATTATAGAAGTCACTAAAAAACATATACATTGTCTCCGGTTCGATTGTAATGTTCTCTACCATAATCCCTTGCAGCTTTTCCTATGTCGCTTGTAGTAATTCCGAAATTTTTCTGTAAAATAGCTTGCAATAACTGATTTTGCTGTCGCAATAAGGAAACCTCTTGCGCAGATGTTGAATTGATAGCATCTTTGATTCCAGTAATTTCTTGGCTTCCTGCGACCGCCGGCTTACCTCCGACCGTTCCCATAAGTTCCGGAAGCCCGTTTTCTCCAACCGTTGCTATGCTATATTTATCCATGAAACCGCCCGTTGCATAAGCCTTTACTTTAGGTAGGCTCACTTTCGGCACAAGATCGACTCCGCTCCACTTTACCTTTGCTACTTTAGCCGCCGCAGAAACAACACTGTTGAACCCTCTCAAAACGGTATTCACTCCACCGATCAATGAATTTATTGCTGTTTCAATTCTTGAAATTACGGTGTTCATTGCCCCGGCAACACCACTTTTCACGCTATTCCATAATTTGCTGAATATTTCAGCTACACTTTCTTTCATCTTCGAGAAAGCATTTTTTATCGGGGTGGTTACATGTTCTTTAAACCAACTAGAAACACTATTCCACGCCCCGGTTACCGCTGTCTTTGCCGCGCTAAAAGCTTTCTGAATAGATTCTTTTGCTGAGCTAAAAGCATTCTTGATAGGTGTTGTAACATGCTCCTTAAACCAACCGGAAACCACCGCCCATACCGATTTTACAGTTGTCCATAGAACCTTGAATGCAGTTGATACTGCCGATTTCAATAATTCAAAATTCTTCTTTATTGGCTCTATTACCTTTGATTTAAACCAATCAGAAACAACAATCCATACAGCCTTGACAATGATCCACAATCCTTCAAAGATTTGACCAACTCTTTTCGAAAATCCTTGGAAAAATGAAACAATAGGAGTTATAACATTAGTATTGAACCATCCAGAAACTGTTTTCCATACACCGGATATATCTTTCCATAAAGAAGAGAAAAAACCGGAAACAGATTCCCATAATCCCTTAAAAAAACCGCTTATTGGCTTAATCACATTAGTATTAAACCAATCTCCTGCTTTTGAGAAAATTCCTTTTATTTCTTTCCAATGATCCTTGACTACTACAGCCGCCGTTGCAACACCGGCTACTATTCCTGCGGTAATCGCTGCAGGTGCTGCCGCTACCCCTAAAATAACCGCTCCGACTGCCGTAATCGTAACTCCGACAAGCATAAGTGCTTCATTAAGCCAACTGAATCCGTTCTTTAACATGGTCACAAAGTTTGATATTGCAGTAAATGCGCCAATCGCAACAGAGCCAATCCCGGTTATAGCTTTTGCTACTGGGCTGATAAAAGAAAGTGCGCTCTCTGCCGCACCGCTACCGAATAAAGCTTTGACACCAGCTGAAACAGTTGTTCCAAGTGTAGCAAACGCCCCACCTATTTTTTTTGACAAAGCGGTAGACAATACTGCCGAGATTCCCTCATTTGCCGCAATTTCAACGCCAAGCCTTGATGCAAGTGAACCAGCTATTGCTTTTGAAATGGAAGTCCCTATGATTCCAAGCGCGGTGTTTGCAAGATGCAATCCAAGGATTTTTTTGATTGTCAGCGCACCGATGATAATTCCAACCGTCTTTACGTCTAAGTTGCTTAAAAACTCCTTGACGCCTTTCCAAACATCTTTCCAAGAAATTTTCTTTAATGCCGTAGTGACCGCATCAAATGCCCCTTGCGCCCATGCATTAAGCGTTTGAGCCAATAATGCAAAGTCAAAGTTTTGGAAAAACTTGTTGATTCCGTCTGCGATTGAATTTCCAAATTGTTTCCAATTAAATGTCGTGCCGAATGAATCTAAACCATGAAGCACCGTGTTTAATGAATTTGCAATCAGTTTTCCGGTTTCTCCGAAAAGCGTTGTACCTTTCTGACCCTCAAATAGCCCATTAAGGAATTTTGCAAGTCCACTACCGAAGCCGGATGCTTTGGCGTATACTTCATCCCACTCGATACCTTTCATCGCATTGATAAGGGAACCGGATATTGCTTTTCCAAGTCCTTCAAGGTCTTTGATGTCGCTTTTGAATTTCTTAAAAATCGTGTCGGTCTGAACTAGTTTTCCGGTATCCCCACCACCAGAACCACCGAAACCAGAACCGCCACCACTTCCACCGCTTCCAGAACCGGAAGTGTTATCTTTACTCTGCTTTGAAATAACCTTTAATTCATCAAATGCACGTGTTGCCTGTTGGATTTCCTTTTTTGCTTTCTTGGCATTCTTTGCGATACCGCCTGTGTTTTTCCCTGCACTTCCTGCGGCATCACTTAAATCGTCCATGCCGTCAGACGCACTTCCAATATCATCAGCAAGACCGCTGATTCCTGCCCCTTTGCTTGCTTCGTACTTCCATCCGAAAATAGAACCTAAAGCATTTGTTACCATTTCCGCAAAAGAAATAACCTTTTGCAGAACTGCATTAAGTACCTTGATAAATGGCTTAAATGCATTGATTAAACCACCACCAACAACCGCTCCAAGTGCTTTGAAGTTCTCTCTAAGCATGGTTATCTGGTTATGCCATGTATCGGCTGTACGTGCGAAATCTCCGGTGATATTGGTTGTATGCGCAAGCACATACTGATAACGCAACATGGCTTTTTCAGCCTGCGTCATTGAAGAAATGTTCGCATCAAGTCCTTGCTTTAACGCCCATTCCTTTAATGTTGCCTGTGTCAAGTCGATACCATAACGCCGCATAGGTGCCGTAGTACCGGAAAATACAGATTGCAGACTCTTGGCAATATCTTCTTGACTCACATCATAAAAGGAAGCCATATCTCCGGCTAATTCTGTCAACCGGATAGACATATTTGCCATTTTCCCCTGTGGAATATCAAGGGCGGTTCCCATTGCTTGGAAACGGCTTGCGAACTGTTTCGCGGACAATTCGGACATACCAAATTTTTCAATGGATGTTTTTGCGAAATTGTTAATTAGACTTTCATACTGCCCGAATGTCCGCCTTACAACGTTCTCAACCTCTGTCAGTGAGGATGATATGTCAATAGCGTCTCCAAGTAGCCTAAATCCGCGAAATAAAGCCCAGTACGTTGCATACACTTTTCCGATTGCAGATGCAAGGGAGAACGACTTCTTGGTAACCGCAGAAGCACCGGAACTAAATCCACTAAATGAGCTTGTGATGCTTTTTGCCGCTGTTCCTGCCGCTCCACCAGTACGCGATAACTTTGCCAATGCGTTTGTCATGTCAATAATATTCCGGCTTACACTAGGAGCTTTCGACAGTTCGGACATAAGCTGTCGCATTGCCGTGGCAAGTTTCGGGATATTCTCAATCGCCTTGGTGGAACTCTGGTAGCCAAGCTGTTTAATTGCAGATGCAAGTTCGGTCAGACCCTTAACAGATGCTGACATTCCAGAAATCCCTTTTAATGCATTGGAAATCTGACGCATAGAACCAGCCGCGGCATTAATCTGTCTGCTGTTGATAGAGCCTAATTTGCTTACATTTCTTGCAACCGCGGAAAAAGTCCGTGTATCAATTCCACGCATTGCCGTCATTGCCCCTGCAAGTCGGTTTACCCCTGTGGAAAGACTATTCAGATTTCCGGTACTAAGTCCAGAAAGCGCGGAAGATAATCTCCCAAGCCTTGTCGCAAGCGCATCTATCTGACCGCTTGCCTGTTGTGCCTGTGCTTGGATTTTTATTTCAAGAGACTCTAATTCCATTTATCCACCAACTTTCTACATAAGAAAAAGACGGTAAGATTTGACCCCTACCGCCCTTGAATTACTTTTTCAGTTTTCCCTTTTTTAGAAGAGAAAGCATTTTCGAATTTTCCTCTGATGTAAACTTAAAATTGGAAAATCCGTTCTTTTTTGCGATTTCCGCACGATGTTCTTTCGACACATCATCTTCCCCAACCGCTTTTAATGCTTCGACTATTGAACCGGAATTTCCGGTATACTTCGGATAATACTTTCCTTTGCTTTTCTTCGCACCTCCTACAACAATCACTGTATGTCCTTTTGTGCGTGTCACAAGAATATCTCCGTTGCGAAGAATAAACCCTGCATGATAAGAACCCATATCATCAAACAAACTGGATTTCAAAATTACCGGTCGTTCATTAGATGTATTGAAATCTCCCACATCCTTACCGGATGCATAGATAATACAAGCACGTACAAGAGAAGAACAATCGCATTCCGTCTTGACCTTTGTGTTAATGCCATGTTTAATGACTCCGTAGCGTTCCGATTGGTCATAGCCGATATTTTTGTTGTCAGATGCAATCTGCATAGCTTCGGCTAACTTCTCCGCAACCCTATCGTCCTTCGCCCTTAGCACGTACCATCCCTTAGAATGGTTGTAAAACTTCTGCGTAGACACTTCCTGTCCGGTCTGGTCTCCGGCTTTTCCACCAGAATAGCAATTTCCGTGTTCATCGTGTCTCGCACTTCCGATAATTACTGCCATAGCAATACCTCTTTTCTTAAACTATCTTTGGCTTTGGCAAATGTGATTTCCTTGATTCAGCCGCCCATGCTTCTTCCGCCTTAAGCATTTCTCGTATCTCAGCATCGGGATCGTCCGTATTATGCTTTTCGATGGAATCATAGCAAGTTTCTTTCACGTACTTACTATTACCCTTACCGAATGTAGCATCTATTGCGGTCACAAGTGCTGACGTTGCATATCTGCCAAACCACATATACATTTCCACATCGCGTTGCTTCCATTCTGCCTTGTATGCATCCACATAAGGCTTAAGCAACTCTGGATTCATCATATCTATATCATCAACGGAAAATCCGTAGCCTTTCGTTACCACAAGGTAAAACGGACGGATTTCCGCAACGTAATATTCCCATGTTAATTCTTGGTTTTCGCTTTGGATGGGGTCTTTTTCTTCTCTTTCTCCTGCTCCTGCGCTCTCTCCAACGACTCCATCATCTGCGCTAAAAAACCGTTTGTCATCATTTCCTCCTGCATATCAGCGAATAAATCCATGCAGTTAATCTCGTTTGTGTCAATCGCATCATAGAGAATGTCGGACACCTTCTCAAGCTGCTCATCGTAGCCTTCGTTTGTTTTGTAATCATATCCAAATTCTTCATTGTGATGCATCTGCAATCCCACAAGAAGCGTCTTAGGAAATGTTTCAAGAAGAATATCTTCCATAGAAGAAATATCTTCCATGTCCTGCGTCTTCATAATATCCTGTAAGATATGTGATTTTAACGATGGTCTTGTTGCAAACTGAATTGTATATTCTTTTCCACCTAATTTAACTTTCATGTTTTACCTTGCCTTTCTGCCCTATATTGGCAAGGGGCAGTGTTGCCACCGCCCCATTGTTGCTTATCTTATTGCTTCAAGTTCTGCTATCGACCGTTCATCCTCGCCTACCGGTACGGTCGATTGCTCGTCCGATAGGCTTTTTACCCCACCACTGTTACAGTGAATGTTCCATCGTTGTTATCAACGACTTTCAGCTTGTCGGTAACGAGTTCCGATGCCGTGCTTGGAATAACAGTTGCGGTCATTTCAAGGATTTCATCTACACCGCCTACATCATTCGGTGTCGCGGTAACAGTTCCGGTGTATGCGTATTTTGCCACGCCACCGATTCCATCTGTACCGTACAGGTGGATAATGTCAACCTTTTTATCTCCCAGCTTTTCGATGTTTTCCAGATATTCTTTTGCAAGATTTCCTGTGATTTCCCGGGAATCCGCTGTCTTAATACCTTTCTCAAATGTCTGCTGTGGGTCTTCCATCGTGGTTGACTCAACCGTGTTTGGCGGTGATGCCGGAGATGGAATAGACTTTGCAGCAAGTAAAAGGTTGTAAGTCCCTGCAAAGTCGGCTTGTTCCGCTGTGTGCTCTTTAATAATCACACGCGACTTATAACTTGTTGATGCCATGATTTTCTGCTTCCTTTCTGCCTCGCGGCTATGCTAAATTTTCATACGCTCCAATAATTCGCGATACGCGAAAAGTTGCCGTGCGCACTTGCTTGGAAATCGTGAACACAGCATTTGAAACATCAAAATTTTTTGATTTAAAAAAGGACACTGCATACTCTGCAATGTCCTTAATCTTTTCCCTTCTTCCTTTATTTGTTATTGTAATTTGAAATGTTGGGCGAATTGCGTTAATAAAATAAGACTCTGTATCTCTCCCGGCTTCTGTAAATCCAATCTGTTGTATAAGAAGTGTTGGAAAAACAGGTGTTCCGTTCGATTCCTCGTCCTGCGTTACCTTGATTCCGATTTCTTTGCTTTCCATGTAAACTTTCAGCAATCGGTAAACGGTATCTTCAAAATCAAGTGCCCAACTATTTAACTCATTTTCCACCGAATACCTCCCTTGCAATCTTTACATACTGTTGAATAATCTGTTGTTCCGCATTATACATAGGCATTGTGGCTTTGATACCGTGGGTATAACGCCATGTTTCGGTCTTATCGTCCCAATAGTACCAACCATCTTCAAAAGCGTGTATTTGCCCCGGATATGTGCCGACACCGAATCCAAGTTCCGGTGCTTTTGGGTTCTCTTTGGAGTTATAAAAAATACCGGCTCCAAACTCTACCGCCAACAAAGTATAGAACGGTTCTCTATCTTCTGACGTTACCGTTTTTCCGGTCGCAATCAGAATTGCGTTCGATGTCATTAACTGTGGTGCTTTATCTACCCTTACCGTTATAGTGTTTCCGATTGGAGATTTCGATATTTGTTTTATTGCCACCGTCTGACCTTCCTGTGCAAGCCTAGAAACAAGTAAATCGCATTTAGCCTGTAAACTATCGCGGTACTGTTCTAATTTCTTTATAGCGTCTTGTATGGACTTAGTGGATAGTGTCATTGAAATAGGTTTCTTTTTCATATTCATACAATCACCTACTTAATATTCTTCCGAAGAAGAAACAAATCCGTGGTCAGCCCTTCATCAGCAACTCCTTTTACGATGTAGTCTGCGGTTTCTGAATCCACAAGTCCATCATCAGTGCGTTTGACTTCCGAACGTTTCCACACCACATCACCGGCTTTCAGTGGCAAATATCCTTTATCCGTGACAAGCTGACAGTATGATGTACTATCATCAATTCCGAATTCTTTCACAAGGGCTTCCGACAACTTATTGCTGATATTGGCTTTGAATGTTGTAGGTTCTGAAAACCCTTCAACTTCCTCGCCTTTTGGAATCTTGTTGCCTTCGGAATCTAAATAAGGTACAAAGTTTCCATCGGAATCCTTGTACCCTTCATAGACAATATCTCCATTTTCGTCAGTTTGCGGGATGAATACCCTCTGACCGGATTGCGAATATTTCATTTCCTGCTTGTTAATGTCAAGCATTGGTGTTTTCCTCTGGGATTCCGGCAACACTTGTCAGAAGCGATAACACTCCGGCAAGTACTGATGCAGAAAGAACATATTTCCAATCCACCGCGCCCATAAATGCCGCCGTTCCGATTCCGGCAATCGCTGCCTGCGCAACAGTCTTGATTGCTCGGATGCCGGCTTTCTTAGTCCAATCCTTCCAATTCCTCATGGCTCTTATCTCCTTTCCCTATATGAATCTCTTCAATTTCATGTTTCATTTTCGTAACCATTCCATTTCCACCTAACGCATGATACGCATCATACATCTCACAGAAGTTCTGATAGGCATATGACGGTATTTCTCCGATTCTGGTGTACTTTGCATGGTATTCAATAAGCTGGACACGCAAAAGGAGCATTGTTCCTTTGCTGTTCGCATCCCTGCTTTTCTTTTGTTGTTTAAGAAGCCAAACTATATATCCAAGCACTATCGGAAGTGCCACAAGATAAGTTTGAATCAAAATACTTTTCATTTGAATCCCCTTTTGACGCACTGCCCACCACCGCTTAATGTGCGCCGCCTGCAACCATAATGGTCACGCTCAATCTTCTTTAATGCCCTATAGGCGATATTTACATAGCTTTAACAAACGGAAATACACCAGCAAAAAGGCTTTCACGGTCTTTCCATGTCCTGCTCACGCCGTTTTCGGAGAAACTTGCCATGTATGCTTCTCCTGCCTGTGACCGGTCGTACACTGCCAAATTAACCATAATGTTTTCATAGTTCTTAACATCACTGTCAATCTGGTCTTGCGTGTATGTGTCCGGATAGTTCCGTCTGCTGATAATCTCTTTTCTTGCCTGCTCTAAAAGCTGTTCAATCATAGGATTATCTTCCTTTTTATCAAACACAACCTTACTGGACTTTTCCCCGGTCGCTTCGTCCTCTACCTCTTCTATATGAAATTGTCCTAAACGAATTTTGACTTGTTCGACAAGTGTGTATGACATAAGCGATCTCCTACAGATTAAATTTTGCAATCAGAATTTCTTTCAGTTCCGCACCGCTTGTCGCTTGCGCATTTTCAATCCCCTGCTCCGCGGCAAGTTTTTGCAAATCTGCGGTACTCATTCTGTTGATTTCGGTCTTTGTATAAGTGATAGGGTTTTCAGGTGGATTCATAAAATCAGAAGGTACCTGAGATTTTTCATCCGGTACTTCCTCTCCTGGCATATACCACTTGCCCTTATATTTTGTTTTGCACTCGTAAACCAAAGGATCACCTCCTAATAGCACTTAATGACATAGGTGCTATCCATTCTCTCATAAGACGGAAGTACGATTTCGGAAACCGTTGTCTTAGTCTGTACAGGATCTTCCGATACAGAAATTGCAACAGCAACGCCTGTGTTTACGATAGAAACATCTGCTGTAGGCTTTCCGATAAGTGTACGCTCTTCCGGTGTCGTACCGTACCAAGTATTTCCAAGTGCTCCGCTTGGGATAAGCGTTGCAAATCCGTCCGGGTAAAACTTAGATGCCGTACCAGCTTCATTCTTGTACTGCTTAGAGTAAACAATAATGCTGATTCCGAGTTCGTTGGAGAATACCTCTTTAACACGGTTGTCGTTCATAAAGATGTTTGCCGTGGCATTCTGCGCAAGAATGGCGGAACGAATCTTCTTATTTTGCTTAAGATGATCCATAGTCTTACGAGAAACAATCATGATAGAAGGTCTCTCTCCTGTCTCTGATTCGACTGCATCAAGAGCAACAGAAACATCGTCAAGTGGATCAGAATTTTCGTGGTCGTCCCACTTATCTGTTGCGCCCTCTAGGTTTGCAAAGTTGTGGGTCTTGTATGTGTTGCTCGGATCGTAGTTATAAGCGTAGGTTACGCCGTTTGCCTGAATGGAAATCTTTGGAGATCCATCAGCCGGTGCAAGCAACTGCATAATCATACGCTCTGGAACAACGTTTGCTCCATCAATCAAAGTATTTGCATCATCAAAAATTCTGCTTAATACCTCGCTCGCATATGGGTCTGCGCTATCCTGTACACGCATAATTTCCTGTTCGTCCGCTTCTTTAATCAGCATGGATTCACGGAAGAATGCCATCTCTGTTTCTGTGAGTTTAAATCCCTCGCGACTTCTCAATGTTGACACCGCATCAAAATTTGATGGTGCAAGAGAAACCGGAAGTCCTTTGGAAGTCTTAATCCATTTCAGATCAAGTCCCATTTTCTTCTTAGCCGGAAATAATCCCGAACCAAGATACGCAATTTTATTACTTGCTACCTCTGTGTTTACAAGTGCGATTGCTTTTGCACTATACACATCTCTAATGTTCATTCTGTATTACCTCCTATTCAAATACGATTAACGGAAGGGCTGTCTTAACTGCCTCTGCAACAGCTTCTCCTGTGCTTGTCTGAATGTTTGCAGAATTTACAACTCCAAACGCTCTAAGGATTGTTCCGTTAGGGTTCTCGTCCTTATAAACATCTGTAAGCAAAATTCCGATTGGCTTTGTTTCCTTATCAACCTTTCCATCTACGGCGATTGGACTTCCTGCCTTGCACACGCCTTCTGTGAACGCGGTATCATCAAGTTTGATTTCCTCGAACAGCTCTCCGCCTAATTTTCTTTTCAGAATTTCAAGCTGAGTTGTTACACTTTTTTCAGTAAACTTCATCTTTAAAACCTCCTTACGATAAATAACTGTCTACTACCGACTTAGCCGCCTCATTCGTTCCGGCTAAAGTCTTTCCGATCGACTCTGCGGCTTTTTCCGCTTCTGTCTTTTCGTTGTCTTTATTTCCGCCAGCCGTGCCACCGCCCGGATTCGTACTGCCTTTTGCAATCTCCTGTTCCTTGGCTTGTGCTGCGGCGGTCTCTTTCTCAGAGATAATCTTTCCAAGAACGTCATAATCAAAACTGCCATCGTCTTTTACGATTTGTGCTGCCTGCTCTGCGGTAACATTAAATTTAGATGCGGCATTGGCTCTCTGCGTGGCTATTGCCTGCGCTTTTTCAAGTTCAGCGATTCTCGCATTGGCTTTTTCGAGGTTCTTATTTGCCTGCTCGACTTCCGTGAGCTTTCCCTGTTCGATATCATCGAGTTGCTTCTGCAACTCTTCAGCTTTGTCAGCCTTTGTCTTGTACTCGTCAACCTTTGCTTTGGCTCTCTGTACGGAACTTCCGTAATCTGCCATGATCTTGTCCGCGTTTTCCTCGCTTAATCCCATAGCAATCAGATCTTCTCTCTTCATTCATTACCTCCGATATGTCATACGAATTTTTATACGGTGCAACGACACCGAACGACATTGTTGATTTTTACGCTCACAACTTTGCGAATTTTTATAAAATAAAAACAGCCGCCGATTACTCGGTGACCGTCTTATCTTTGTTTGTCTGGCTCTGCGCGCCATCTGTATTCATTTTATTTATCAATTCTTGTGCTTTCTGTTCCTGCGCTTCTACATCATCAATGGTTTTCCACAGATTATCCAAGTATGGCTTTGACAACAGGAATGTCTTTTCCGCATCTCCCCAAAGTCCAACAGACTTAATTGCCACAAGTGGATGAATACCAGCTTGTAAAAGCTGATATAATGTCTGCGACTTGGTATACATATTATCTTGTGGGCTATGGTTAATCTGCACATCAAAGTCGCGTAAACTCAATCCCAAATCGTGATCCTGTATACGAATCACATTCAAAACAACTTTCGCAAGTCTTTTTTCAGCCGACTTTACAATTGGGTCTTTCAGTTTTGCTCTCGACTTTGAGAAGTCCCATCCGTTTCTAAGCTCAACCGCTCCCTGTGTATCTCCACCGGAATTATTGTTGTTCTTATTTGGTATGGCAAGAATGGACTGTGCATTATCCCACAAATCATCCTTTGCGACCTGGCACTCTGTCTGATTCAATTCTTGTGTCATAATGTCAACATCTGATTTATTCTGTTCATTGTTGGATTTTACCGTCAGCGCATGGGAAATCTTCATTTCTTCAAAGGTTTCCGGGTCAATTTCGCAATTTACAAACTTTATCCAAAACTGAACAAACTGCTCAACGCCATCCATTCGGTTTGACTGCATTGTATTGATTGCATCCAATAGTCCGATCACAAGCTCAATATCAGAAATGCGCTCATGGTTGTTTGGAAACTCAACAATCGGGATTCCACCAAAGCCATGTAGTTTCCAATCTCGAACCTCTCCGTTCACAATCTTGCACTCGTAAGAGTCCGTATAGCAGAGTTTATACATCTGTCCATCGGCATCCTTAAGCTCTTGGATTGCTAAAAGTGGTTCTTCTGTGGATTGGTTATAAATAACAAATGTATTCATTGGTGTTGGTGCGACAATTCTAAATGGTATATCCCCATTTGCAAACTGCACCGCCTTAAATGACGTTCCGGTTGCTGATTGCCATTCTCCTGCCTTAATGTCCTTTTCCTGCTTATTAGCATCAGTCAGATAATCGTTAAATTCATCAACCGCATTGTTTATTCGGTCATCGTCTTTCCTGCTGATAAGCTGAATTGGCTCACCGTAAGTCTGACCAACCTTGAATTGAACAATCTCATAGGCATGGTTTTCAGGCACCTTATTGGTTATATCCGCATTCTGTACCTTTGTTCGGTACAATACAGGCTGATCGCCCTTGTAATAGTTCCACAGATAACGGATGATCGTCTTGTTGAAATAAAATGCACCAATGCAGTTTCCGACAACATTCACGATATTGTCTGCCGTAATCTGTTCTACGTTAGCATATGCAATTTTTCTTCCGTATCTGCCTTTTACAAGGTCATGAAAATACTGTGTATTCATATAAATAAAACTCCACTACTGCAAGCGCGTTTCGGTATTGGCTTCGTTTCAATTTTGCCTGTTGCCACGCGATAAATCACAATATGATTGCATTTTTTACATTTACACGGATGATCTATCGTAGATCTCCCATCATAATGTCCGGCAATTCTTCCGCAATCCGGGCAATATATAGTTACTTTTTTCATAGCAACCTCTTTCTTGTAAATAAAAAACACCGCCATTTCTGACAGTGCTTTTTACGGGTTATATGCTTTTGGGGTTGTAGGATTTTGTTTTTTCTACTCTTTTAGTATACCATGCAAGTTTTAGGAAATGTTGTGAAAGAGTGTGAACTATTGTGTACTTTTATGCACTCTTTTCAGAGTAAAGCTGTCCATAACGTCTTTCAAACTCCTGCAATGCTCTTTTCCTAAGTTTCATAATGTTCCTGTAGGAATATTTCATCTCAACAGAGATCAAGTTCCAATCTTTTCCATTGACATAGTGTGATGAAAGCACGATATATACATCTGTATTATCCATGCTGTCAATTTGCGATATGATAATCCGTCTTTTATCAACCAATTCATCTACAAGTGTCTGAACCTCATTCTGCAAATCAACAATCTTCGATACCGCGCTCCCCATTTTGTCGGGATTGCCGGATGATTGCACATCTACCTCTTTCGGAGATATAGATATAGAAGTTGCCATATCGGATAGCCTTTTGATTTCTTCCAGCTTATTTGCAATCGCATGGTCAATTCTGCTTATCTGTGAAAGATATTTGTCTGTTGTCATATCCTAATACCTCCTGAATGGGTTTACTGCCGCTTCTACCTTTGCGGTATTGTTTGGGTTTTCTATAAACATTTCAAGCTGAGTTAAGCCGTCTGCCGCATCGTCGTGTTCATTACCGCCAATACTTACAAACATAGAGAGTTCATCCATAGCCGCTTGATATTCGTCATTTCTGTAATATCTCGTTACTCCAAGATCTGAATCTTTCTTCATTTGCTCCTGCGTCGGTCTGTGCGTATCAAGAAATATGAATTTTCTCTTAACATCACCGGAATATGCTATGATCTTCGATAACTTCTCAACCTTGTTTGGTGCTTTTCTGCTTGTGCATGAGCATTTATAGTCCTGTTCCTGCAGCTTTTCATCTACATATTGGCAATACAGATCTCCTCCTGTATTTCCCTCAAATCTTGTCTGCCGAATCTCATTCCCGATAATTCGTCCGACAACAAGAGGAATTGTTACCTCTTTCGGGCCTTTGTTGAATACCCAATCGTAAATATAAACATCACCGTTTTCATATTCTGCCCCTATCGGCATTGACAAGCTATCGCCGCCGCCCCAGGCAACATCCACAACTCCGATGCGCCGGAAATCTCCATCCGGCAGGATTCCGTTAAATAGTCTCAAATCTGTATAAAGCAATCCCTCACGGACATATGGTTGCTGCATAAACTTAGCCATCCATTCGGCATTGTCAAGTTTATCTCTCATATCTCTGTAGTATTCCGTGGAAAATCCGTTGATTTCATACGCGAAATTGCTTTCATCATTTTCATTAAGTGCCGGAATCTTACGGAATCGGTATTGTGGATCATGCTCATATTGCTTTCTCATGCGCTCCAATGGATCTAAAACATTCCAAAGAGTACCAACCATCAATTCCCTTGCACCATCATTTTTACGGTCAACCATCTTGTTTAGGTACTCTTGGTATGTGTTTTCCATTCGAGTAGGGCTTAATGAATGCTCTCGATCACGAACCAAGTCATCGACATATAAATATCCATCTTTTGAAACATCGACCGCTCCTGTCCATGTTCCATCAATACCACGGCACGTTACTGTTGCGAATCTGTCCGGATCCCCAAGTGTAATTGTAAATTCGTCCGCGCTTTTGTCTGTCGGAAGCGTTGTGTTTGCGTATTCCGGATGCCAATAAGCAAAAAGTTCCGCAAAGGTATATTCTTCCGTGGTAAAAAGATTCATCAGTTCCTTGTAAAATCCTTTTGCCAAAATACCGGAGTGACCGCCCATAGCACTATGGCTGTTTGGTCTGCGCAAAGCCACCCAAGCAAGAAAGAAAATACAGATAGTCGATTTACCGACACGCGATGGCATTGACAATCCGTAAAATTTAATCTTCCTGTTTTCCAAATCTTCAAGATCGTTGGCAACTATATTCAGCGTTTTGCGGCGCGGATAATAAAACCGTTTACTCCAATTTCTTTTGCGCTCCATAAAGTAGATGAAGCTCTCGAAACGATAAAAGCTCTCTAACCGCAAGACTTCATAGAACTGATCCACAAGTTTGTATCCGCCTTTAATGTCGTGATTCTGCGCATATCGTTCAAGTTCCCATATGCTACCACCCGCATTTTTCTGCGTAAATTCGTTGATTAAAGCCTTTGTTCTTTCGGTTATAGTCAATCCGTAGTCAACATCTTTTTCCGTCCGAATTGCCACATTGCACGCTTTCAAAAGGGCATCTATTACCTGTTCATCAACGCCTTTTCTCTGTATGTAATTTTCATATCCATTTACTGCATTGATTAACTGCTTTGAAGCCAAATAAAAAGCACCTCCGCAAAAAGCAGAAGTGCCTTGACCTCTGCCTATAACTGTTTTAGGTTAGCGGCTACAATCAATCTGTAGCCGGTAATGCATGTTTACAAAATATTCATTTTATTGAACGTAGAAAAGATTTTCGGGGCTTGAATTGCAAGCCAATCAACCATTTCCTCATTCTTTGCCCATGCACCATTGTAGCAATTCGAAGAATCAGATAAACCACTTTCATTGAAGAATGCATGGATAATTTCATGCCTTAAAGTTCTTTTTCGGTATGATTCTTTCTCTTTCTCGTTCATATCTGGAAAGTACTTTTCTTCCGACATGTCGGCAATTACGATCAGCTTGCTATCTTCTCCGCAATATCCTGCAAGACTTTTTTCCTCCATGAAACTGTCCTCTGATACTTTGTGGGTTTCAATTCTGTATTCTGTTCCAAGAATATCTATTTTCATCGTATCATCACAAATAAGAGACTCGTTCTGTGATGTTTTTATTCCTAACTTGGCTTCGTCTAATTCTTTTCGAAGTCTTTTTATTCCTTTTTCCATTTCTTTAATTGCGCCTTGGTACTCCATGTATTCACTCCTTAAAGTAAAGTAATGCAATGACTAACTGTTTGTTAGCCGGTAATATGCGTAGTCAGTAGTAAAAGCTATTCTTAGCACACCAATATTTTACGCACCTCTTAGTGTTTCGGAAATTATTTAAAGACTATTTTCTTGGTCTGAATTGTTATTTATTTTATATCCGCAATGCTTTCTACAAAGCAATTGTAGTAGATATATCTCTTGCCATTGAGGTCAAACTTAACATATCCACCATCGTTTGTGCTAAGGTCAATCTTGCCTTTGTATGTTGCAAGTTCTTTACCATCTGCCGTGTATACAGTAATGGTTCTTTGCATACCGCCATTTGCATCGCTTTTCATGTCTACCACAAATCTGTCCCACGATGCACATCCGGTCATTCCCAAGCACAATGTCAATCCTAATGCAATTGCTATAATTTTCTTCTTCATAAAATCTCCTTTCAATTCATGCATAACACTTTTTCGCAAACATCAATACATTCTTTTCTCTTCTCATCATTGGCACACTTGCCATCTGCGTTGTATCGGCAAGAAGTCAGATTGCATTTTTTATTTACATAAGCATTATTCACATTATCAATCCATTCACGAAACGGAATATTGTTGATTGTGGCATTGTCTAATACCGTGTCAGCTATCTCCTGTACCATTTTTCTGTATTGAAATTCCATCAATTATCGCTCCTTAAGGCAATACTTCAAACAATGTTGGTATTTTCTTCATTTCCAATGCACCTTGAACCCTTTCTTTTTATACTCCTCTACGGCTTTTTTAAGGCTCATATCGTCCTCATACTTTTCATTCAGCATAATCACCACATTGCCTTTTTCAATGCCGTATATGTTGCAATTTGCAAGTTTCTTAGCCGTTCCAAGGATAGCTTTTGCCTGCTTACGGCTCATTTCATAGGTTTTGGTTCCCATATTAACTGTCATTTCTCATAAACTCCTCAAAATCTTCCATACATTTATAGCACAAGTCGTATGTGGTATTAAAAACGCCGTTTCTTGTAACCGAATTTCCGCACAGTATTCCTTTTTTAATTTCCGCACCACAACGATCGCAAGTATACCATTCTTTTTGATGTTTCATAAAATCCCTCTCTTACAAATCAAGTTTATTCAAATAATCTGTTCCACTATTTTTAAGTGCCTTGCTAATGCCGTTAATCATATTAGCCATTGCCTGTTCGGCTTCCTTTATCTTTTCAACGCTTCCACCGCATTGTAATGATAAATATCTTTTCTGCCAAACGTTTGCATTTACAACTATACTATTGTGGACATCTTTCTGTGTAACCATCATTCTGCCGCCTTTCAAACCAATCCGTACATATACAGAATATCAAGTGGTGTTATTCTATCTCGTTTAAAAGAATTTCTTGAAATATAATTTTCCAACTCTCCATCTTTCCATCCGTCCGTACTTGTCATAGAATCATAAATCCGTTTATATTCTCCGGTCAGTTTGTCAAATTCAAACCATCCCAAATCAAGCGTTGTTCCGTAATCATAAAATCCCCTGTCAGACCACTTTCTGACATAATACATTAACTGCTTGTACGAAAATCCAAGCCTTTCAAAAATATTTCCAATAGTTCTTATACTTAATTCTCGATTGCTTGAATGCAATTTTCTTTTCTGCTCATTCACGCAAGCTCTAAAAAATATTTCTTCTAATGGTTTCATTATTCCACCAACCTTCTGCCGCAGATAGGGCAATAAGCTATTTTCATTACCATTTCAACATTCATATCTTTACTACTACACACCGCAAAGGGCGGACATTTATTCAAGTCGCATGTAATTACAGGCTTATTTGACAACTTATCAATCTTAAATTTGCCATAATGTGTTATGATAGGAAATTTTTTCTCGCAAAATTCACACATATCACACCAACTTTCTGCCGCAGATAGGGCAAAAATTAATTTTTACGGCTCCTGCAACCTCTTTTCCATCGCTATTGTCGAAAATCATGTTATTTTCAGCTCCAAAAAGAACTAAATTTCCTTTACCATCAATGATTTTCTTTTTGTTACGACAAAAATCACACATTCTTACGCCCCTCCCCTTTATTAAATACCACGTTTTCAAATATTGCTGTTTCTACCTTATCCGGCTGATTTTCTGGGATGTTCCTTCCCGGAATCTGCGTAAATAAGTATTTGCAATAAGGGCACATATTAACTTCGGAGCCAAGTATTAGCATTCCGCAGCACAAGCAACTTTTCATAATTCGCACCTCAATCATAGCAAAAATCGGAATCCTCGTGAGATTCCGCGTCTTTTGTTTGATATAAATATTCCATAATGTTTTTATCATCGAATAGCGGCACAGGGAATCGAACCCTGTCAGTCAAAACCATGCCAACCGCTTTCAAATCTGCAATTTCTAATCACGGAAGGGTTTTCTGTTTCCAATGATGCCGCTACCATCCATAAGTCTCCCATCGACCGGAACTATTGCAGTAGCACCCGACTAAGTGGAGATAAGGAATTGATATGGCGAGGATTCGAACCTCGCAGAAAAGATTTATTTTCTCATAATGTCCCTGAGAAATACTTTCTCTGTATTGCATTTTGCAATAGACATTTCATAGCGTTTACCCATTCCGCCACACATCAACGCCCTATTTCGGGCAAGCGCAGTGTGTAGGACTCGAACCTACAAGGCGAACAAACGCCCGACCGGATAGCAACCGGCTCCAATTCCATTATGGGAACACTGCCAAATAACCGAGGTAATCATGTTTAAATGATCGGTACGAGATTTGAACTCGTGTTGCCACCGTGAAAGGGTGGTGTCTTACCGCTCGACTAACCGATCAAAACCGCCACAAGACGGTTAGCAATATGTTTTACGTGCTATGCATGGCACTATCCTGTTTTGTTTTAACGATGATTCAGCAGGAATACCCATCGTTGTTACTACTTAACGAAGTCTTAATGCTTCCATTTCGAGGTCTTGATGCCTCTGCGCCACATTATAATTGCCCGTGGTATCATACAGCCAAAACATAGACCATCTGCAAGCAAACAGCATAATTTGACCGAATAGGTGGGTGAGGATTTGCACCTCACATAAACCGTGCACTGTTCACATTGGAGGGAATCGAACCCATAGGACTTCAACCATGAGTTTTTAATCTTTGTCCTGTCTCTTCCATCTGCGCGTCTACCTATTCCGCCACCACCTAATTTCATGGCTCATGCACCGTTGGATAGATGCATGATAGAATACCACCGGACGGTCTCGCACCGTCCTTAACAGAATCGTCCTAGTGGCGAAAGGAGGAACCCAAATGCTTGAATCACTCAACCAAGGGTTCAAGTACGTATGGAAAACATACGTGGCTACATGAAACGTCAGCATGCAACCAATTAGGCTACCGGGATTCGAACCCGGGAATACAGGAATCAAAATCCTGTGCCTTACCGTTTGGCGATAGCCCATCATTTCCAAATGACCATAATATTCATTGCAAAAATCGCGTATGAAAGCAAATACCCCATTGCGTTTGAATTGTCTGTCTGCTTTACCTGTCCTCCCATAAGTCCAAGTATTACAAGGGCATCTATCGCCGTAGCGATTATATTTAAAATCATATCAATATCCCCCATCCTCAAAGCTGTGTTCCTGTTTGAATCGTTCCATTTCATTTACGCTCATGCCAAAAAGCCCAGCAGATTCATCAGAATTCGTATGTTTGAAATATTCGCCCTGTTGTGGAAACATGAACCGGAACATAGCATAATTCGCAACGTCACACAGGTATTCAAGATTCCCAGTCTCTTCAAACTTGGCAAGGCACATTTTCAAACTTTCGATTGCATTGACATTCCCTGCGGAGAAGTTCATTCTTGCCGGTCCGTATTTGTAATACGACTGTTCAATCAAACCTTTGCGCTTTTCATCAAATGCTGTGGAATACTCGGTTTTCATCAATGTTTCATTCATTGTTTGAATCCTCATTGTAAAGTCTCAATGTACCGTCTGCATTATACATTGGAGTAACTCCGCCCCTGTATGCCCTACAATACATAACCTTTGTGTCCTTATCGTAAAAAATCTCATACTCTGTGTCTTCGCCTATTGTTTCAAGAATGTGTTCTTCAGCACTATTACGGCAGTTATTTGAACTGCATCCAACAACACCTAACGCGATTGGCATACAAAGGATAATTGCTAATACTCTTTTCTTCATTTCAGTTTTCCCCGTTTCTGTTCCCAGGAATCGCATGAATGGCTGTATTCAACGAAATCGGCTACATAATCGCTTTCTTCGTTTGAACAAACATAACCGTTTGTCTTGACGCATAAGCCATATTTACAGGTGCCACAACATTCTTTACACTCTACCATTACACATCTCCAGCCTTGCGGTGCAAATCCTTGTCAACGTTAAACCCATCCGGGAATCTTGCCTTTAACTTGTCAATGTTTGTCTGCATAACATCATCCATTTCAAAACCAAGTGCCGTACACGCTTCTGCAATCATCCACATGCAATCGCCAAGTTCTTTCTTGATATGTTGATCATCAAACTCATGTCCCTGGTATTCTTTCTGCAAAATTCCAGACACTTCTCCGGCTTCGGATGCAAGTCCGAACACAGCATGTCTGAGCATATCCTTTTTGTGGTCATATGGGATATTGCAAGTCCTCATGGATAATTTCTGATACTCATTTCCGGTCATATATCATTCTCCTGTCCGAAACACTCTTTTTTTGTTTTTAAAAATTTTTTGGAAATGTAGTTGCGATTCGCAACGTGAAAGTGAATTGTTATAAATTTATTATACCCTATTTACGGTGAAAGTCAATGGGTGTGTTGTAAGTGGCTTTTTATCGTTATCGGTAAAGCACTATTGCGCTATAACCTTTCTTACAGCCATTGAATACGTGTGTAGAATATTTAATGTCTACTACCTCGTAAGACTCGGATAGAGACTTTATCATTCTATTTACCTCTTCTTGAAATTCCTCTGAGTCTGTAGAATCTATTGGCTCTGTAATTTTCAGTGGATTCATGTATGCTCCTTTGCTTGAATAAGGCTTTTTATTTTTTGAGGTATTTAAGGGACTTAGTAGCCGCCCGGGGGTCTTTCTGTCAGACCCCCTCCCCATCCTTTTCTTGCAAACATGGAAATCTAAAATATTTTCAATTTCGTTTTGTTGTCATTGTGTGAAAATCAAATTGTTTTAATACAATTCACGTCATACCCTTGTAACTATTCGCAAAACCTAACTTTTCCGAATAGTTCACGAATAGTTAAAACGCTACACCCCTTGATATTACTGCATTTGCGAATTGTAGAATAATCACACACAATTTAAACCGTGTTATTTGCCACTGCATCTGTGAATTGTGTATCAATTGCGTGCAATTCTTGGCTCTTTTTCTCGTCCAGCCTTGGCAGTTCCTGCGCTGTGATTGCCCTTCTTTGGGTGGCATTATCGCCAATTCCTGGCTGATTCATGCCAAATTCGTTGTTGCCCACGAACATAGTACCCACTGGGCTGTTGGAGTCGTACGCACGATCAAGGATGCAATCCTTGCGTGATCGCTGCAATTTTTGCCACATCTTGAAAGTCAGCGAACTTGGTTCATCACTAGCCCATATATCCATTGTGTTCGTAGGTATATTACAAAAATAACTAAATGCTACCGTACTCACCAACTTGCTATACACATTGGAGATGTATATATAATAATCACAAAGCCTATACAATACCTCTCTGTCATACCTGTTACAGTTAGTCGGTATAGTTGCATTACCAAGAGGTTTCAAAGTCTTGTCTTTTAATACCGATGTATCCGGAAATAAATGCATACCAACATACTGCATAACAGCTTTCCATTGTCTCTGTCCGGCTTTTAACAAATCTTCGATGTGAAATTCTATACAAGCGTTGTCTATTAAATCCTGTACAGTTGATGTGTATATCTGTACTGTACCTAGATCCACTATAAGGCTTGTAAGATCTACACTCTCTATATCCTGCATATATTTCACACCTCCAATCTGTTAATCTCTATGCTTTTGGTATACACTATTTCCGGGTTTAAAGTCAAGCCTTAATTTTTTACGGTGGTATTATATACTTACGCCGCACGCATATGCGGATATACACTTACTCTACAACCTATAGGCTTTAGATACAGTATATTATTATTAATTTAAAAGATTAAGAAAAAGAGAGAGAAAGAGAAACATAGTTCTGAAAAAGCGACGTCAGACGATTGTGTCGCCTTATGTCAGACGATTGTCAGACGATTTTTTGCAAAAACTGATACTATTCTATCATTTTTGGACTTATCAAAGACCTAATACAACTAGCCTTGTTTATAAAAATTTAAGAAAAGTTTTATAGTTTATTTACGATTTTTCGGAGATTTTGTAAGATATGCCCGGACGCGTTGTTGATTTTGGACATGGAAAAAAGAAAAGGCAGCCGGAAAACTGCCCTTTGCTTGCATTGATTATATAATTACTATGTGTTACAATTTATTTGATTGAGAGCGGCGGCAAGTCCGCCCTCCCTTTCATTCCCTAAAACCTAATCGTTAGGCTTTTCTTTTTTTGCCATGTTGCGAACCTCATCTATTGCTTTTTGAACTTCGTCCATGTCCTTACATCCTGCAAATTTATCAGCTACGAGATTTAATATAACTTCCATCTGTTTATCTGTCATTTCGTTCATTTGTTCTCCTTTCTCCGCTTGCCCGGCTATTGTCTTCCGACAGCTTTATAATAATCTATTATCGTGTATATGTCAATAGTCTATTTTCATGTATTTTAATTATTTTTATATTCCATAATATCGCCCGGCTGACAATTTAGCAGTCTGCATAGATTACATATAACCTCACAAGTTACATTTTCATTTTTTGTCAGCTTTGCCACTGTATTAGAATGGATTCCGTTATTCTTTAACCACTGCTTATTGTATTCCTTTTTTTCTAAGACATTCCACAGCTTGGAAAAGTCAATATATCCGTTTGCACCATAATTCGCCATGCGTCACACCTCTTTTCTTTTTATATATGATAATAGATTTTTCACACCATGTCAACGTCTATTCTCATGTATCATATTGCACAATAAACTGCTGTTTTGTGTCGTCTATTTTCGTGTATTGTGTCAATTGTATTATAATATATTATCGTGTACTATTAGTATATCAAATGAAACACGAAAGCGAGGACAACAAAAATGAAAGATATGAAAGCGGCAGAAGCATTATTAGAAAGCAAAGGTTATTATATTTCGAACCAGTTTGACGGTTTTACCACTCTTCCGGATGAATACGAATTGAGCGACGTAAACGGAAACGTTGTTATTGATCATTTGAGCGAAGCGCAGATTTTACAGATTTCGGAAATTTTATAGGGAGGGCTTAAACATGAGAAAGACGGGAATGCGTTTTACATGGGAAACAACAAAGAACGGTGACGCGATCAACGAACTGAAAAAGAACGGAATCGCGTTTGAGTATAACCACTTCGGGGAACTCACAGCCGACTTTTACGGAATCGGCATTTTTGAAAAAGTCGATTTTGAACACGTCCAAGGCGATGTATTTGAAATCTGTATAGAATAGCCGAAACGCTCCGATCTGGAGCGTCAGCCGTGGGATGGTCGCCCGGCTCTGATGATGGCAGACCAGAAAGGGAAAATATGAAGAATTGGACAATAGAACAATTATATGACCTTTGGAGAAATCGAGGATATACGAAAAAAGTAGCGCGGGCGAAAGCTGAAAAAGACTACAAGGAAATGCACCGAAAGAAATCGGACATAGAACAGCATCAGACCATGCAAGAAATGCTTTACAACTAAGTCGAAACCGCCCGAGCGGCGGTCTGTAGGAACTGCCCCACCTACACTGATGAGACAGGGCACACAATGAAAGGATGGTTGATTTTATGGCTACAGTTAAATTACAAGGAATTTATGAAAGAAGAAACGCTATCCCGGCGGCAGAACTCAAGCCGGGCATGGTTACAGTTTGGAATTTTGGATACACCGAGACGGTAAAAAGCGTTGAGCCTACCAAGAGCGGAAAAAGCGTCAGATGCGTTATTATTTCCGACGAAAGTGGAAAAGAATACACGCGAACAATGCGAAACGATAGACTTGTAGCGATCGCATAGGCAAGGGCGGCTTTTCCGGGGTTCGATTCCCCGGCTTGCCTTTACCCGGAATAACCGGAAAAATTTAGAATGTGGAGGAATAGGAAAATGAGAAAAATCAAGGTTGAATGGTGCGACAATTTTATCAAAAAGACATTTGCGAAGTATTCAGGAGGTATAGAAGTTGGTTTCTTTTGGAATATGGCGGAAAAGTCCAGGCTTTGGGAGCGTGGAACATATGGCTCCCCAATGTCACAAGCATTAGAAAAATTAACCACCGTTAAGGCAGTAAAGGGAGATAACGGGGAAATTTTATTTTATGTCTTTGAATTAAAATAACCGCAGAGGATGCACGCCGGATCACTACCGGCGGTACTCTTCCGCCCTTTTCCACGTGCCTGGTGGCGTTGCGTACCGGTTCGATTCCGGCGGCGTGGACTTATTAACCGATGGTCATATATTGGGACTGCATCGGGTTATATGGCGGCATATTGCCGTCACACGGCGCGCCGCAGCCGTAAATAATCGCGGTTGATCTGCTTTAATGCAGACGCAAGACACGCGGGAAAGCTCGTTTCTACCGTTCTATCATTAAGAGCGGCGGCAAGATCGCAAGCCGTCACTATTGCGGCACTTTGGAGCTTGTGCATCTCCAACAAAAAACAGATTGCACACCGTTCCGCCGGATGCGGGCATATAACGCACATTGACAAATAAACACGATATAAGGAGGTATAAGTGTATGACCTACGATATTAAAGCCGATCACAACGGGCAAGCTGTGCACCGCGTGGCGTATGGAGATTTACAAGCGTGACTGATCGTTAACCCGTTATCACGCGACGGATGCATAAATATATGCATGAGTAAGCGCGGATCGTCTGGAGGTGGCGAACATGGCAAAATATGAGTATATCGGAAAAAGGGAAATCATGCGCCGGGTGTCTGCCCTTGGCTATCTGGAAATATCCGGCAAAATGTGCGGCTATTCCAAGTTCGAGGGTGTGGAATGGGTGGAATCTGCAAAAATCAAAATAACCGCCCAGCGTGGCGGTGACTGGTTACAGATCACGCAAAGGCCGGAAAACATAACACACACTTACAGCCGGTACGATGGGGAAAACTATCTTGACAAGTGGTAAAATGCGGTCTATGCTAGACTGTAACTACATCCGGGCAAGCGTCTTCTGGCGTTTGCCTGTGATCGGCAATATCATCAAATATCATCAATGAATTATCTATATATGGCATAACATATAGTGTATTTGTGTTATTTGCGGAATGTTGCAGATAATTGCACGTTTGTTACACGTTTTTGAGAATCCGTGAAAATGGAATCTCGACCCCAAAAACGCTACCCCAGGGGGGTACAAAAAAATTACGAAATATTTTTTGGGGCGCGGGAAAAATTTTCTTTCATCAAAAACCCGCCAGTTAGGCGGGGTTTCTTATTTTTTCTCTTTCATTACAATTTCTAAATCAAGCCCCAATGCATCTGTAATCTGCCGCATTTCCTTTTCTGAAAAGTTGTCACGTTTCATTTTTTGCGAAAGATTTTGTGAGATATGCCCGGAAGCGTTGTTGTTTTTTGGATATGGCAAAAAGAAAAAGACAGCCGGAAAAGCTGCCCTTTGTTTGTGAATTATCTTTTATCTGTTATATATATGCCCTAAATACTCTTTTGGGTACCTTCTAACTCTATTCATGTGTATCTGTATGATAGTTTCTGCCGCTTCCCTTAATTCTGGATAAAACGATACAACCTCCATGATATACTCTGGCGCGTGTCCGGTATCGCGCTTATAGAAAACTCTATAATCATCAACATTATAATCATCCCCAATATCCAACAATATCTTGTGGTACAGTTCCTTTCTGCTGATCCCATAGGCACTACAAATCTGCTTAAATAGAGGTTCATGGTCTTTCATCCAAGTGTTAGCCAACGATGGATAATGACCTTCATGCGGTTGCGGTACATCACTTCGATTTATCACTTCGTTTTGCAACTTTCCACAATTGAAATATGAGCTTACAAGTCTTCTTTGCACTTTCCAAGACAAATCATCATGGAATGACTTTACAAGCATTAAATATCCTGTTTCTGTAAATAAAAAGACTTTCAAATTCGGGTTCCCTTTTAACGGTTCGGAATTAGGGACGAAATTCGTCCCGAACTCTTTTCTTGTTAATTCAAAGTAATCTTCGTTCAAAATAAAATGTTTTCTATTTTGTTTAAAACTACGCTTTGCCGTTCCGTTAGGTCTTTGATGTACTCTGTCTATATCATTAAAAGTTACAACCCTTTGAGAATCCCAAACTTTGATTGCTGGAATTTCCAATTTTTCTAATTCCTCCATTGCTTTCTCCTTTCTCTTTAGTTTTTGAACAAATCATTTCCGTTTTACCAACAAATTACTTATTTTCTAAGCTGTTTAAATCTTTTACAACCAATTCAGAAACATAAGCATTACAACTTTTTCCGGTCAATACTTTTATCCTGTTTTTTGTCCCCTTTGGTAAATTAACTGCTATTCTGTCAAACTTGTTATTGTAATTCTGAATAGCTTTCTTTGTATACTCTGGAGTTTTTGCCATTGTCTCACCTCTTTTAATATTCAATTTATATAAACATATTATCAATTATCGTTAAATATGTCAATATTCAAGTTATATAATCAGCTATGCGTATAATCATATATTCAACTTATATAATATTCACAATAGCCACACAAATTCAACTTATATATTTTGGTTATATTGTCGGTTGAATATTCAACTTATATATGTTACTGTATATTCATCAAGAAAAACACAAAACAGAAATGGAGAGAAACAATTATGGAAGAATTATTAAAAATTGCTTATGAAAACTTTTTAGACACAAACGATGTAAACAATTCAAAGAGTGTAAGAATTATCAATTCTGCTTGCTACAAGATGTATGATTCGGTTGACAGCCTTAAGGATGTGTTGAGTGAAAAACTGTATAACGACATTAGCGATAAGATAAGGGATGGTGTTTGCGACATTCAAGAAGCGGCTTTTATTGCAGGATTCGCGTGTTGCGCAAAGTTCCTTACAAATGGCAAAACAGACTTGTTACCAAACGAATAGAATTGAAAGGAGAATATTAAAATGGATGAATTTATTAAAATTGTATGTTCAAGTCAGCTTGACAATGAAACCGGAAATGCCTTTGTTGAATACTTCTCACCCTTAACAGAGAAGCTAAAAGGGTTATTAAGTGAAAATTTATATTCAGAGTTCGAGGAACTGCTTTTTAGTTGCTGTGCAAAGAATAATGATTTTTATATGACGGAAGGCGCGAAACTCGCTATAGAGATAATGAAAGGTTCTTACATTCCGAAAGTCTGACACAATTCCGGCGGCAATTCAAACCGCCGGATTTATTTTTGCCCTAGCGCAGCGAAATTTTCTTTCGTAAAAATCAAAGACCGCGCCGCATAATCACTTTTACTCAGCTCTTCTATCAGCTTTTCCCTAGTCATTTCCGGATTCGTCCGGTGCACGTACTGTAAGAGTTCTGAAATTTTATCCATTATGTAACCTCCATAAGTTCAATCAATAATCTGTCTGCTATTTCAAATACTTCTCTTCCGTATGTAGCCAAGAAGTCTGCTACAATTTCCTCTGTATCAATATCCATGTATACATTATACGAAAGGCAGAACGCGTGACATAATTCGTGACATAACACACGGTCAAGGAATTTTCCGCGTAGATCATCCGCAAGATATATAGTTTTCGTGTTCCTGTCGGTCATGCCTACCGTTCTGCTTCCGTCACTTCTCTGTAGCATATCGCTGTAACGCGATACTTTGGTCAAATTCCAAATTTCATTGTTTATCGCGAAACAAGTTTACCACCTCGCAAACAAAGAGGGCAAAATGCCCTCTCTATTACATTTTCGTGACAAGCGTAGTCAGCTTTGTCTTGGTCAACTGTTTCTCTTCTGGGGACATGCCTGAAAACAGTTCGGTCACATCTTCCGAAAGAGATTTCATGTACTTTTCAAGTTCTTTCATCTTTGCGTCCTTATCTTCCGGCGAATTTCCGTTATGCATTTCCTTTGTTTCCATATAGCTTCTCCGGCTCATGCCGGCTCTGCCCTCTCTTGCATCGTGAGTACCGGTACTCATGCCGTTATTTCCGCTCATAGGCTCTGAATAATACATCTTTCCCATACTCATTCTGTCAAGGTCTCTCATTCGGTCGTATTCCGGCATTCTCTCCCATTCGTGGTAATCTTCCGGCATCTGATGATAATATGGCGGTTCCACATATCCTCTGCGTGTTCCGCGTCCTTTCGGTGCGAATCTGCCATTTGCATAGCGGTAATGGTCGTAAAATCTTCTGTCTGGATAATCCTCGTACTGTTCAAGCATACGCATAATATCCTCGTTATTTTCAGACTTTTTCATTGCTTCAACAATGTTATAGTCTTTGTCAAAGCATACGATGTTCTTTGCAATTTCCGTCCAATCCTTGAGATCATCAAGGTTTTGTCCTTCAAAATTCTCGATTCCGATTCCGTCAACGTGGGCTTTCACGCAATCCATAATCTGTTTCGCAAACTTATGCATAATATCAAGCCTCCCTTACTGCAATCAAATTACTGTTCTGAACCTCGATAGCCTGTGTGGACGTATTCTGCACGGCTACGGTACTGCAACAACCGCATGGCACATCAACATATGCTTGTGCTGATACATTAAAGAAATTCTCAACTGCCGCAGGGGTCACGATCATCTTTGTTGACTGTAAAGGCTCTCCGTCTACTGCAATGGCAAGCGAAATCTCTCCAACTGTGCCGCCTGTCGGAATCTGAATGTTGCCGGAATACGATACCAAAAATCTAGCCTTGCACTGATTGGTGATACCTCTTAGCTTGATAATTCCACTTCCCTGTCTGTGTACGATACATTTTGTTCCGTTCACTGCTGTTTCTGTGAACGCAACATCTTCTCCAGCAGCAACGGTTTGTAATGCAATTCCTGTTACTTCCATTATTTTTACCTCTCTTTCACAAAAATAAGGGCAAACATTATAGTCTGCCCTTTGATTATAAGTAATACTGCATAGCAGACATGATTGAGTTAAACTCAATTAAGATACTCAATTATTTAGTTTTAGCAGCCACATCCTGTGTTGCATCCGCATCCATATGCATAAGCATTTGGGTTAGGTACAACATATGCCGGGATAGCAGACGGATTTACTGCATTGATAATCTGCTGTGTCTGAGCTGCCATCTGAGTTGTAAGTAATGCACTCTGACGATCCTGTGAAGCCGCTCTGCGAAGGTCGTTATTTTCTGCCTGTAAGCTAGAAATTTTCTCATTGCAAAGATAATCAAGAATAGCGCGTGTTCCTGCATTCTGACTGTCGATAATGTCTCTTGTGTTGCTGTTCATGGTGTTCTGCAATGCGCAAGTGTTAGTTGCCATGTTGTAGTTTACGCCTTGGATAGCTTCTCTTGTTTCACAGCAACAGTTAGCAAGCTGTGACTGTAATGCGTTTGTGTTCTGCATATTAGCGACTGTATCAGCATTGATAGCTTGCTGAATGCCGAATCCGGTCTGCAAAATGTTTGTGTTGATGCCGTTCATGCCGGTTTGCACTGCATAGAATCCGTCACAAAGTCCGTTTGTAATTCCGTCAAGTTTTGACACAACCGCCTGATTATCAAATCCGCGCTGAATTTCGCTTCCGACACCACCATTCATTCCGTTTCCTCCGAATCCGTTACCGAATCCACCCCATCCGAAGATAGCGAAGATAACGATAATGAACCATAACCATGAGCCTTCTGCGCCCCATCCGTTGTTATTTCCGTTTCCGTCAATGTTCGCGACAAGCGGAACGGATGCACAATTACCTGTGTTAAACATAGAATTTACCTCCATAATTCATTTTTTATATACATAATCTTGCAAGAATTAGTATCACATTCCTAATTGGCTTTTAAACGACTCAAAAGCCTTATCTGCGTCAATTCCCTTTTCTTTGCACAAATTCCTAGCCATCTGTTCGATGCCCTTGGAATCTCCCTTCTGCGCCATTTGCATAGCATTGCGCGCCATAGGGTTGCTCATTACGCTGTTATTCCCCATCATTTGTTGCAAAAACTGCTGTGGGTTTCTCATTCCCTGTAACATCTGCATAGGATTCATTAAGACTCACTCTCCTTTTGTGTTCGTGAAGGTTTTCTTTGCGTTTGCGAAGATAACTTATCTTCCAACTCTTCCATCTTTCCAAACAAACAATCTAATTTGTCAGTAATAGCCTTTGTCGCATCATCAGATAGCCCTATTTCGATTCTTTTATCATCACTCGAAGAATCTGCCATCTGCTCGTTGAAAGGCTTGTAAACGGTCTTTCTGATTGTTCCATTGGCATCCCATTGTTTTGCTACGATTGCGCTCATGTCCTGCATCGGGAAAAACGCAACGCTTCCATCCATAGGCACATCATTCGCCATGATTGCCGACTCCGACTGCACCACTTTTCCTTGGATTCCAAGAAACTGCGGTTGCATCTGCGGAATCTGTGGCTCTGGCTGTTGAAACCTCTGCATTGGGTTGTACTGATATGCGGCATAGCTTGGGTTTGGGTTAAATGCCATATTCTGATTTTGCATCTGATACATTCTCTTCCTCCAATACTTCCTTGATTGCGTGAATCATAGCTGACTGATACACAAGCGGAACCTTTGAAACATCTTCTCTTGTTAAGATTTTTTCAAGAATTTCATCCGTAAATAACATTCCGCATCCCTCCTATGCTTATATTTTTGCATAAAAAAATACGGTTCTTCCGCAAAAAATAAGCAGAAAAACCGCATAAAAAAAGACGCTCAATGCGTCCAAACTTCCATAGTAATCATATTCAATTAACTTTTAGCACTTGTACAAGAAACTCCTTTCTTTAGTATAATCAAGGCTTCCGAGCCTTTTTTGATTACTTTTTGATTACTCTCTTTCCCCTAATCTATAGAAAACCTTGATTTTATGCGGTTTTCTGAAAGCCAATAAGGGGACTCGAACCCCTGCACAAAGCATCAACTTTTCAGTGTTTATGCGGCTTGTAGCGTTTTTACTTTGATTACTTTTGATTACTTTTTTCAAAATAGTAATCAAACGACTAACTTGTTCGTGCTTTGAAGTCTGGTATACTACTTAAAATATCTGACTTTTTCTCGATAGATCTGCGGTTTCTGTGGTAATGTTCCTCTGTAGTTCCTAGGCTTGCGTGCCCCATCTGACCAAGGATCAACCGCTCGTCAATATTGTTGTCAAGAAGGATGGTTCCGTATGTCTTTCGGATCTTATGTGGAGACTTTCGATAGATTCCTAACTTATCGCACAATCTCTGTAATCGCATTCTTACACAATTCGCATTCAAGCGCTCTCCATTTTCTTTAATGAACACAAATTCTTCAAATGGATTCGTTTTTCTGATCCTATCACACAACCACTCGTAGTCCTTTGGGATGATAATTGTTCTCGCCCCAGCTCTCGTCTTTGGGAAATCCTTTATCGCAACCGTATATTTTGCATCATCCTCTCCACGATACCTTGTTTCGGTTCGCCGAACCTTGACCGTATTACCGTCAAAATCATCATGTTTTAGGCACACAACCTCTCCGATTCTCATTCCGGTCACGAACATTAGAAGTATTGCTATGTTTGATAAATCAAGGTTGCATTCCAAATATTTAATCATAATATCAGTTTCATTCTCGTCAAAAACCTCTTCGTAATCTTCCTTGATCGTTCGTTTGAAATCGGAATCAGATGTATCAAGCTCCTCAAACAATTCTTCAACATTAAAATCAATCAACTTCCGCTTTTTGGCTCGTTTCAGAAACCCTTTGGTTATCCCTTTTAGTCCGGAAAACGCCTTTGCCGTCAAGTTAAACTTCGGAATCTGTTCTTCTAGGAAATCTCCCCATTCATCTTCCGATATTGATTTTATGTGACTTTTACCCATTTGTTTAAAGTGCCTTTGATAAAAGTTTCGATTCCTTTGGTGCGTTGCATTTCCAATCTTGTTCAGTGCCAACCGCCTGTCGTTCCACTCTTCAAACACTTCATCAATGGTTGGATTTTCTTCTTGAATCTGTAAATAATCGATAACCTCATTTTCAATATCGACCCTATCTTTTTTCTTAAGTAGCTTTCTCCCTTTCTCCTTGCATGGAATATAGGTTCTCCAATACCCATCTTTCCCTTCCCATATATCATATGGGTGTTTCTTTAGTATCTTTTCTCTTTTGTTCATTTCAACTTGTTCTTGCACAAGTGCTATGTCGAGGATACCACTATCAACGGCATATTTCAACAGTTCTTTTTCATCCAATCAAATACCCCCGTTCTTTCTATTTTATCTTTGATATCTCTCACTCTGTACTCTATCGTTCTTAGTGATAGATTTTCTTTTGTGGATATTTGCTTTTGTGAAAAACCACGGCAGAGAAGAGAAAAAATCCTCTCCTCTTCTTCCGTGAAATTGGCATTTTCTTTGATTTGTTCAAGTTCTGGCTTAATGAATTTTGTAAATTTCATAAGCCATTTCTCCTTATTTTATTGGTTGATATTTAAGTTTTTAAACATAGCACACATAACATCTACGACAATACTGTTTCCGAATTGCTTATACAACTGCGTATTACTGTTTACTGCTGCCATTTTGTCAATATCTTCATCAGATACACCCATCAGCCGTCCGCACTCTCTCGGTGTTAGCTTTCTGATACGATATTGTGTAGCTATATGGCTATTTGCATATCCGTGTGTGCCAGCTACAAGATTAGCAGATATGCCGTTATCAGAAATAACTGTACCGCATTGGGATCCATTGCTTGATATTTGACCGACTTTTTGGATATTATTTTCAAGTAATAAATTGTCTTTTTGCACACTCGTTAAGCAATTACTTGTACCTTGCATATTTACCTCTAATCTCTGCTCCGTTGGGTTTCCTGCGGTTCTATCTGACGGATTGTCTGGATTTCTGCCACGCATAGCAACTATCTGACTTTCACATATTTTAATCTGTTTTGTACCGCCGCCCTCGACTGTTGTGATATTAGGGCAAAGTGCATTTTCGTCATATACTGTGTTTGATTGGTGCTTGCCTGTTCCATTATCCATAAATCCTAACTGCTTCACTTCAAGAATTTTCGGCTCTCGATTTCCACCTTGCATTATACTCAATGTTGGACTGCATTCCCTTACATCATAAATTCTGCTGGTACTCTCAAATTTTGCCTCAAGAGAACCTATTACATTTACATCTGCCATAAATTACTCCTAAATCGTGGTTTTCAGCTTTTACACATCTTGCAATCGGATATACACCTCTTTGAAAATCTGCTGATACTCCGGTGTATATACTGCCTATTACTTCCATTCAATCACTCCATTCATAGATTGATTCCCAAAACCTTTATAATCCATTGCCATAAGAGTTGTTGCAATATCAATCTGCTTTTCAAACTGCGTTGCTTGATTGCTTAACAACAAGGTTTCCGTCTGACCGCAAGTTTGATATTCCGCAGTCGTATTTTGCTTTGATACAGTTTGCAACTTCTCTTTGCTGCGGCTTATTGATTGTTCCGTCAACGCAAGTCTGTCTGTCTGTCTGTCTGTCTGTCTGTCTGTCAAGATTGTGTTGTGGCAATGTGCCGTTGTCAATAAGCTGTTTTATCAGCTTGTCAGCCTTTTCATTGTTG